AATCCATTATACTTGTACTCCTCCTTTCTTAATCGTCTCTCCTCCCAAAGATCAGATTAGTAAAGTAGTAGCTGTCAGATTGTTACAAGCCCTCCCAAGCCTCTAACTTCTCTGTAACTCATAGCCTAAGTATAAATGGTCATGCAATAAAAGTCAACAACTAAATTGAAAAATTTTCACGTCCCTCTTAATATACATTTATATCTTATATTTATATAGTAATTATTTTATATATAATAATATTATAAATATATAATACAGAGACAATAAAATTAAATAGGCACATTCAGAAGCAAAAACAGCTACAAACCCTTATGTATCAAGGGTTAAAAATAGGACATTTTTTATTTTGTCCTATTTAATATAGTACAAGCACTTTGTCAGGAATAAAAAAAATAAGCCTATATAAGGCTTAATCGGAAATCCATTCAGATAAGAGAGAATCAGAAGCAATTATTTGATAACCTTTGGACTTTGTTTTTTCTAACCAGCCTTCTTCAACTAAGATACCCATTAATTCTGTTAGTTTAGTTGTTTTGATTCCTAAATGTTCCCTAAGCTGTCTAGCTCTAGTTTCTCGAGTAGTTGCTATATATTGTTTCAGTTTATACAATGGGTCATCTTCATTTGTATCTAAAGGCAGTACTTCTACAGTCGGCTCTTCTTCCTCTGGGACTACTTCTATAATAGGGTCTGGTTCATTTTTAACTACATTCTCAGATACAGGGATAGAAGGAGGAACAGAAGCCGATTCTATAGCAGAAGTTGGCGTAGAGGTGGTGGATTCCTCTATAGATGTGTTTACCCGGATTCCACTGTAATAAGCACGTAAATTATCATAAATTTCTTCTTCACTGGTCCCGTTAGGTGAGATCATAGCTCCCTGAAATCTTCTATAGCCTGCGGCATCTCCTACAATACGCATCATACCGTCCCCATAGCCAAGTAATTGTGTATTGCCAATTCCCTCACCAAATACTGTTTTATAATTATTATTGTTACCTAAGTTAAAACAAAGCACATTCTGTAGGTTAGCTTTAATATCTCCGTCAAGCACATTAGCACTAGGACGTTGTGTAGCAATAATAAGGTGAATACCAACTTTACGTGCCTTCTGCCCCAAACGGCTTACATATTCATTAACCTCTGGGTTCGTCATATGGAGATCAGCATACTCGTCAATTACACAGACTAGGAAAGGCATTGGAATATCCATTTTCTTATTATATTCTAATATATTTTTTACTCGAGCCTTACCTAATATCTTATAACGTCTGTCCATTTCAGCGGACAAGCCACTAAGTTCGTTTGCTGCTTCGTCCATGTCTGTAACTACTTTCTGTACGTGTGGAAATCCTTCATATTGAGTCATTTCTACTGTTGCAGGGTCAATCATGATAAACTGAAGAATTTCTGGCGGATACGTAACAATTAATGATACTACGACACTATTTATGCAGACAGACTTACCACTATTAGTGGACCCGGATATTAACATGTGTACAAGTTTAGATAAGGACAAGTATATCGGTTTATTAAATTCATCTACACCTACTGCAAAGGCTAAAGCATTTTCTACTTTAGAAGCAAACTCTTTAAACTCATCCATTTCCATTAGCTCCCTTAAACCTATAGGGACCGTATCTTTATTAGGGATAACAAATTTAACCTTATCCTCCCCATCACCTCGATCTATTGTCAGTGAATCTACATTTAAAACAGCTTGAATGGCTTTAGCTTTTTTCTCTAAGTCGGTAATAATACGATCTTTAGGTATCTTCGTTTGAACCACTGTAAGCCGTGCTCCAGAGGCAATAGCCGGGTCGAATAGCTGTGCCCTCTCTATAAGTTTAACTCGAACCAGCGCCTTAGCTATGCGCTCTACAAGCGTGTGGTCTGGCTCTACACTCTTCGCATTATTAACAGGTAGCAACTCCAGCGCATTACCGTTTGATACAGAGACAGGCTTAGCAGCCATTTCAGGAACTACTTGCTCAGATACAAGCTTCCCCCCTACCAAGGAGAACAGCTCCTTTTTACTGATAATCTGATTATAGGTGTAGCCTGTCATAATACAATCATTGTACAAGGCAGTAAACTCTTTGTCCCGGACCCTACATAATTTTAATGAGTTGTACGAGTCGTACTCACTAAAGATAGAGACAAGCTGTTCTTTGATACGAGCCTCCTGCTCAGACTTGACCGCTATACGTAGTTGGAACTGAAAGCCTTCCATAAGCAGCTTCTCTTCCACTTCGTCCACGTAGTCGTTATGAGTGACAGGAATTACTCGATCTAGCATACCAAGCACCTTAGATTGGAAGCGTCTACCAATCCTAGACTTAGCAGGGTTACCATTTCCTAACAGATAGCTCTCATACATCTCAAATGCCTGCTCCTGCCAGCCATATTTACGCTTGAAAAGCCACTGTATGCATACCTTGTCATTTTTATGCACTTCCAAGTTAGCCAAGTCCTCCATTAATTTGCCCTCTAGAGCCCCGTACAGAGGCATAAAGTGAGGTTCCGATAAATACCCCTCGTAAGGAGTAAACTCTGCTGTAGGACACTCTCTGTACGGCTGTACGTTACGTTGGTCAAGTCTTACATAGGGAGGTGTAATGATCATCTTATCCATTACACCTTCCGCATAGGATAATTCCAAGCCAAACACTGAATCCTTTAATTTGCTCATTACTTGTGCCAAGTCTTCAGCTATATTGTCCGTATCTACAAAGTAGTTAGAAATGTTTTGGTAATCCGGGTTAACTTTAATCATCTTTTACGCAACTCCTTTGCTATCATTGCAGAATGTATTGTAGTCACCGCCGTATTTAATAAAAGCATACTCAAATTTAATAAGATAATCCCTGTAGTTGTTGCCATCATATATTCCTCCTATTATCGTTTTCTTGGTTTTGGTGTAGGTTTCGGTGCTTCTGGTTTCTTCTTAGCTAAGCCGATCTTTTCCATTCTAGAATGATAACGCTCCATACGAGTTCCGCCTTCTCTTTCAGTAGGCGTAGTTATTTTACCGTAAAGCATTTTACCTGTAGAAACGGGACCTCCAATAATTGCTTTTGTATCTTTAAAATTCTGTACAACCTTTTTCTTTGTTGCATTATAATCATCAAATCCACCACCCGTATCTAGCTTAGATGCAATAATACGAGGTGGGTTAGCCATACGAGCAAATCCTCCAATCGTAATAAGTAGCTTGACAATAAGCCCAGAGAACTGTACAGGAGTCGGAACCCCGAAGATAAACCAGCCTAGTACAAGTAGAAATAAAGAATAGTAGACTTGCACCATTGATAAGTGCTTTAAGTTGCTCCACCATTGACTAAAGTAATGTCTGTACGGGTCGAAAATCCAAGCCGTTAAAGCGAGAGGAGACGTAACGCCGAGCAGCATTAAGTCGAAAAATCTCCGTCCATTCTTCCATAAGATAGGTACGATCGTTGAGATTAAAATAATATCGAATACCGTAAGTGTAAGTGCATCGATTAATGAAACAGTTTCAGGGACCGCTACATTATCCATTGTTCTCTTACCCATTCCAATTAAGAAGTCGGATGCAATGTTTAGTCCTTGGAATGCTTTTTGAAAAGCAAATGGTACGGCTGTCGTTACGCCTGCCACAATAAACCAGCGCTTCATAATGTCTTTCAGTTCCATAGGAGCCTTAATTCCTTTAAACCCACTCTTCCTAATACCTGAAAGCATACGCTTTATGCCTTCTACAACGGTTAAAGTGGATACAAGCCCTATGGATAACAAACTAAACATATATGTCGTATTTTCAAACCACTCGTTATCGAAAATCCATAACGGAGTTTTCAGGATAAGCGTGGCACACAAATCGTATAGCCACGCCATTAGGTGTACAGAGCCTTGAGCAATATCAGTAGGTACTCCCTCAAACCAATCTTTTATAGAAGCAACTGTTTGATTAAATTCTTTGAATGTGGCTACAACTGTATCGATAGGTCCTTGGTGTTCAACATGATTAGATTTATGAGCTGTAATGTCTTGAGGGTTTTTAACTGCGGCGTATGCATGAGAGGATAATCCTGTAATGAAAGTAGAAGTTACAACTGCAAACGGTATTAAAGATGCTCTTAGAAGAGACTTCCTAACTTTGGTAAGCCTTGAAATAGATGTTGGGCTATGAAGAATAGAACTAATACAACTGGTATGGCGATTAATACCTGCACTAAACCCTTGATTATATCCGTAGTCCATTCTGTCGCTATATCTCTTCTCTTGAACATTCGAGCTATCCCGGCTAATGTTAGACCGATCATGGCGAAGGCTACACCGCACGACACCACTATGAAGGCTAGAGTAAGACCATAATCCATTATCATTGCTGGAGTTATCGGAGCTATACCCGTCTGTGCGGTTGCCGCTAATGCTCGAGGAGCCATTTGAGCTGTTACCCCTAACGTTGTTAGAGCAATCTTCATTATGCGTTTTAGTGACTTTATTTTTCGATGTCTTACATTTCCGTCTGCTTCCATCACCTCCTGAAGTAGATTTTCCGCTGTAAAAAGTACCTTCTCTTCTCGTTCAGTACGTCCTACGTTCAATTGAGTTAGAGGCTTTATATATGTTACCCCTTCAGATAAACTTTTTGCGCCCATATTAATTTTTACCATTTTTATCTCTCCCTTAATTTTTTTTTATTATTCGTGAATGCTGTTATTGTTGCCGATTTTATTTCTTAATCCGTTTGTACGCTCACTATCACGATGACTTGAAGGACCTTTACCTGCTTTATGAGAAGATTTCTTACCTACTTTACTAAAATCTGGCTCCCATGTATTAAAAAACTTTAACGCTGCCACTGTTGCTGAACCTGCCACACATACTACACCAATACCGCCTGCGATTGCTAAAATTGCCATTTTAAATTCCTCCAGTATATTTTAATTTTAGTTTGGTCATACTATCCTCCAAGGAGGATGATAAAAATGTTTAGTTACCTATTCAACGATACATCAATTCCAAGATACGAACGCCAATTACAGAATGTGGATGAGTTGGTTATTCATTCCTTAAAGGATAAAAAAGGAATTAACTTAACGAAGAAAGAATTACTCCTAGTGCTCGAGACATTATGGGAATGGCGTGTAATAGAGTAAAATGAATAATGTCTATAAAATTTACTGTCATATCAGAAAGCATATCGCCAAACTTACTCATTGAATCACTTACAATGTTTGCTGCATCTGCCTTCTCAAATACGCCACACCCTTCAGGAGAAGGCATTTGCACTATTTCTTTGCCAGAACCGCCGTTAAGGTAAGGGGCAGGGTCTGTAAAATTATTCTGAGGGTCCTTAACTCCAAAATGTAAATGTGCGCCAGTACTCCTGCCGGAATTTCCAGATAATCCCACCAAATCCCCTGCATGAAGTGTATCACCTACATGAACTTGGGAAGTATCTGACATGTGACCGAAAATCAACCTATCTCCATTTTCTATTTTTACTATTACGCCTTTGCCAATATTTTGAGAACCATAATCTACAATTCTTTCCACAACTCCATCCGCCGGACTCAAAAGTTTCGTGCCAGATTCCATTGAAAGATCAATTCCTGTATGCCCATTCTTATGCAGAGAATCCACTGAATTGAATTGAGTCGTTACTCTATAAAATTCTCCTCCGTTAAATGTCACTTTCACGGTAAAATTACCTCCCTTTTATCTACCCAAAATGTAGCCGTTACCCTCTGTTTCCCTACCCTATACATATACCTAAAATGGCTCTATACCGCCGTTTTCGACCCAAAATTGAGGGAAACACGGGAAACGGGGAAACATGGGAAACAGGGAAACGTTAGCTTGTTTATAAATCCTTACTTTATACTCTTAAAAGTCATCTAAACGTTTGTCTAACTCCTCTTGGTCAACCTCTTTTTTCTCCATTTTGATATCTGAAAAATCGAGTGTATTACTTTGTGTGTTTGTATTATTGTAGAAGTGTACAGGGGATGCAGAAGGTTGTGTTGGTGGTTTATATTCTACGGAACGATACTTTATACCGTCCCGTATTAGGCTGCGGACAACTAAGGAAAACTCTTCCCTTTCAAGTAATGGTTTTAAATATTCTAAAATGTCTGAATCTTTTGTCGGTCTGATATAGAGTGAATAACGGCTACCCATAATAATTACCTCACATTACGCTTAATGTTTCTTCGGGCTGACCTCAACCCGTATTTGCGTAAGCCTCTCACGTTAGAATAGCGTCCTAGCGTTAATACATTAGCTCTGTCAATCTTTCCTGCTAAGTGAGGAGCTAATACTTCCGCTCCGCCTCCAGTGAAGATCACGTTATTAACAAATGCCCATGAGTCAAGTAGAACTGTATTTAAAGTAGAGACAATGTTATTAGCGTGTATCTCATAAGCTCTGTCAATCACTTGGCTAATATCTCTTCCACGAATTTCTCTGGCTCTGATAATACCCGGAAGCTTTCCGTCTGGAATAGTGGTGCCTAACTCATCTTCAAGGAAACGTCCGATCTGTAGGTAAGATTTAAACATCCCTTGGTTATCTTGTGTAGAGAGTGCCTGCTGCTCTTCAAGTGCATCTACAGTTAGGATATTTAAAGTACGAGAACCAATATCTACTATTACATTAAATCCTTTAGCTAACTCTCTGTCTGAAATCTCTCCAACATCATCTAACATGATGTCACACAAGCTACCAAACCCTTGCTTCTTAATATCTACATCCTCTACATTAATATTCTTTTTAACAAAGTTAATTCCATCAAATGAAATACCTACTTCGTGGGGACCGCCTGCTGCTCTCATCAAATCAAATCTACGTTCAGGTGTATCGAACTTTAAAGGAAGATTCATCATTAGAAGGTCAATTACTTCTCCGTGCCCGGAGCTCATAAGCCCTAGAGATGTTTTGAGTAAGATATCGAAGTTAGCTGTACTATGTTTATGATCTGCTGCATTCCATCTAATATCCGGGTCAAGTTTCATAGCGTAATCACCTACTACATAACGTTCACCGTCAATTTCTACTGCAATGTACTTTAGCTTACTATCACTAGAGAAGTCATCCTTTGGCTTTGGTTTAAATGAAGTAACAAATGAAGGGATATGTTCAGGTGTACCGTTCTTATCATACTTAGTATCCCCATAGCCATCATCTAGTGCCTTTACGTTTACATTCTCATCTTGTTTTCTCATCTTAAATTCCTCCTAATTTTGGTGTGTCACACTTTTTAATACTTTGTGTTACTTCGTGTGATTTTGTATTACATTTTCTATACTTCAAGTATATGGAGGATGTTGACTTTTATTGTCTGTACCAATAAAAAAAATTAAAAAAAAAGTAGAGGGTAAGTCCCTCTACTTATCTTAAGTCATCATACTCCATATAGCTGATCTTAATTTTCTCTCCTGTTACAGGCTCATTATTATCTCGGTAGCAGAGCATTTTCCAATAAGAGGAGAACGAAACATGCATTCCGTCTCCCTGTGTATCGGACCCTTTCATCCAGAACGTTCTTCTCATTATTCGTCCTCCTCTAAGTCTACCATATAATCCCAATCAGGAATCTCGTCTCGAGACCATGACCAGTTACCACTCTTTTCAATTGTTTCTACATTAATTCTTACAGCTACGTACTGAATGGATAACTCATCTTCGATAATCTGTTCTGCCATCTCCTCTGTAGGTAAGAAGCAAGTAGGTCCCAGATCAAATGTATCTTCTTTTTTACTAAAATCGTAAAATACGTCTTCCTCATATCTGTATGCGATTGCCCAAAATTCCATTATAGTTCCACTCCTTCAATATTATCTACTTTAAAGAACTTAGGTTCATAATCACGTTCCTTCATCCATTTACGTATAACACTGTTAAGTTCATCCTCTAGAGCTGAAAAGTCCTCTTTCTTAACATAACTTAGATAGTCTATTGCAACTTCTCCTACTTCTTCATACACCTGTTCAGATATACGTTCTAAGATACCGTCTACGTCAACACCTGTAAAAGTTACCGGGTCCACTACTTGCCCTACATAGATAGTCTCTCCGGCATCCCCCTGCCCTCGAGCATCTTCAATAGCTTCCTCTTTCGTATCAAAGAAATCGCTGCGGAACATTTCATCGTTTGTGTCCCAAACCCATTTACCTTCATTATTGTTAGGCTTTTCTACATATTCTTCAACTTGATTATAAATACCAGTAGCTTGAATGAGTTTGTATACGGTCTGTAAGTTAGGGACCAATTCCCCTTCGAATATCCTAGTTAGCATATGGTAAGGAGTACGAGCTTTTGCGGATAAATCTGCTAGGCTCCACCCTTTACGGTCCTTAGCTGCATCTGCAAGCCCTACAACACGTAGGGCGTACTCTAAGTAAGGTTCTGTTCCATTTAATTCTTTTTGTACATCGTTAAAGTTTTTCATTAGTCTTTGTCCACCTTTCCTTGTTCCATGAATCTCTTTACTCTTTGTAAGTTACGGATAAGCACATCCACGCTCTCTATTTTATCAAAAGTCATTAATACGTCAATCTCATCCATAGTCGGCATGATTGGCTCATCGTAAGTAATGAACTCTCCAATCTCCATGTCCGTATCATTTTGCATAATTACTAGGTTACCTGTTTTAAAGTCTTCACCAGATAGCCCCGGAGATACTAACATATCTCCGTAGCCAAATTCCAATAATACTTTACCGTCTTCAAATTTTTGTACTGGCATCTTATTTCCCCTCCATATCAAGCTGCATACCTGTCTTGAGTCGTATTAGCTGGTTAATAATTAACTCTACACTCTCTGGGCTATTAAACACTAGCTGAACAGGGTGATCTTCTACGTCCCAGTCTTCAGTATCTTTTGCAAATATATACTGACCGACTGGACCCGGAACACTTGCGTTTAACATGACCAAAGCTCTTGCTTTAGAGGAGTCTTTACAGAAGTGGATACCTGTTAGGACATCACCTTTACCAAATTCAACTTGTACGTTACCATTCTCTAATTTATTAATTGCCATTTTATTTGTCCTCCTTAGTAATATCATGATAAATGTAACCAAGTATAAAAGGTACGACTAGGTGCAGAACATTAATAATGTTTGGGTAATCTTTAAAGAAAGTTTCTACGAATCCGTGAGCAAAAGCACCTATAGTGCAGAAGGCTAAGAGTATAAGCCAGTTCTTCATTTAGTTTTCCTCCCCGGGAATAATAATTTGTACATATCTCTCAAATACTTCTATCGGTAAGCACTCCCATAAAACATCTTCAGGTCCATCTTCATAACCGTAAGTAAACTCAACTGATTTTTCTTGAAGGTCCACAGTAGATACTCTACATACAGTAGTTCCTAGGCACTTCTCATTGTTTACTACAATGCAGAGAGGGAGTCGAACATATTTCCCTCTATACATTTTGTTAGCTAAGTAGTTTAATCGTAATACTTCATTCTGCATCTCTTTCAGCGTCATTTTACTCATTGATCGTCATACTCCTTTTCAAACAGCTGCTTTAGTCTCAGGTCTGCTTTATTCTCTATACGGCAAGCTATTTTATATTCTGCTTCTTTACCTAGTTTAGCTTCAATCATATCTACTAAGCTGGTAGCTTCTTTAAGGTCTGCCTTTGCTATTACAATCTCTTCGTAAATTTGTTCTCCTGTTTTCATTGTTCGTTTCCTCCCATTTCTTCAGCATCTAAAATTTTACGGTACTTTTCTCGAGTAAGATTTTCGATATGCTCTTCCAGCTCTCCAATAACGGTTTCCATAACGATCTCTTCTCTATCCTTTTCCCATTTACGTCCGAGAGCCATGTGACGAGAATAAGGGTTATAGTGGCTCTTTACAGTTTTATAGGCTAGTAAGTCCTGAGTAGCCTCTTTAATCAGCCTTTCAATCTCTTCAAGAGTTAGCTTACGGATATCCTCTCTTGAGGCTTGTGTAGTCCCTTTACGAATAATACGCTCTAGTTTAAGAAGAGTTTTATCTTTTGCTGCGGCTACAGCCTTAGCTCCATCTACTATACTTTGAAGTCTGGCTGTCTTCTCTTGCTCTTTCTCCCATAACTCCTTATAATCTTTAGCTTCTTTACGATACTTTTCTACTTCTGATTTAAAAAACATATTATCTTACTCCTCCTGTAGGACCTGTCATCTTAACCATAGCTCCGAATACTGCAAAGATACTTGTAATCGGAACTAGTGGGCTAAGATCAGGTGCTTTTTTAAATGGGTTTTCTCTTTCAACTTTAGGAGCCTCTACAACCTTTGGCTCAACAACTTGCTTTTTATGTTCAACGGTTTTCTGCTTATATGTAAGTTCTTTCTCTAAAGAGGTAATCCGCTGTTGGTACTCTTGAGTGTTGGTACGGTATGTCTCTTGAAGTGTATCGAATTGTAGCTGCTGCTTATTAATTCTGTGTTCTAACTGTTTTTGATACTGCGCCATGTAAATGAATTTTCCTGAGATAGTGTTTGCTGCAAATAAAGTTAAGAATATTAGTAGAAGAAGGAGAACCCGTTTAACCTTTTTACTTTTCTTTTCAGGTTTCTTATTCTTCTTCATTTTATTAACCTCTCTTTCTATGCTTCCAGATGACAGCTAACGTTTTAACAAACTTGACTAACACTTTAGGTAGCCAGATTATAGATTCATAAGCAAGGGCAATTAAGAAGAGCATGAATACAGACGGTGCTTCGTCCACCATTTTCTGAGTCCTAGGTGATAGCTCTGACTCTTTACCCTTCATTTTGTTACTTGCAGCCTCTACGGTTGCCGTAATTAATGTGACGATTGCACCTAATACTAGATAAGTGACTGATAGGATAATAATTGTTTCAATCATTTCTTTTTCCCTTCCTTTCTATACTTCCAGAGTACTTTAACTGCTTTAATCATATCTGGGATAATTGTTAAAGCAGGGATGATAAGCTTAGGCAGCCAAGCTATAATATCGGAAATTACTCTTACTGCCGCTAGCCCTCTATATGGTGCCTCCGCTTGCATTTTCTTTTCCTTATCTGATTGTAGATCGAAGTGTTTGTCAGAGCGCCGATCGGACTCTTTGCCAAGTCCTATACCTGTACCTATTACTAAGTATAGTGAGGTAAAAAATAAGATTTCCGTAGTATTCATTTGTTTCTCACAGCCTCCCAGTCTATATTATCAAATTCATCTGTGCATTTCTTACACCATTCTCGACCGATTGAATCAAGCCGTATAGTGTTATGTTTATCTGTGCCCGGAATGTTCCACCGGGCAACTGTAGATAAAGTTAGTTTGTGATGACACATAGCACATCGTTTATGCTTGATCAGGGTTGCCATTGTCTCTCTCCTTTGTTTCATATTGTAAGTGTAAGTAAGTGTGGTTAACTGCCATTCCTAAAAGCATTTTGTCTCTTTGGTTTAGTTCAATATTGGGGAAATTCTTTTTGAGTGTTTGGATGAAGTCTTCATATAATTCAACGTTATTCATTATGGTCTTCCTCCCTTTGTTTCAATGTAAGTAGCTAAATTCGTTGTATAAATATCTAAGTACATGTTTGCTGTTAATCGTCTATTATGTGCTTCTTCAAATGCAAGCTTACCTTCTGCTTCTTCTTTATCGATAGCTTGTAACGTTTTAGCAGCGATATTAATATATGAAGCTATTTCAGTTAATTTCTTTACATCCTCTTCATCTGGATAAGGTGCTCTTACTTTCTGTGGATAATCTAGAGGTAAATCACCTAAAGCATTTACTTCGTCAATCCAAGCTAATCTGTTTTCCTCTAATGCTTTTTCCTTCATTTTCTTATCTAATCCATCAATCCACAATGTTCTCATTGACTGTACCCTCCTCTTGTTTGAACCAGCGTAACCAGCTAAACTTTCCTTTTGAGCCCGAGTCTGCATCATTAGTTACTGTTTCTTCAACTTCCACCTGAATGACTTCTAACATTGCAATCTCACTAGCTAGCATTTGACATTCTACAAATTCGACTACAACCGGCTTAGGTTGTGTGAAGGACCAGCGCCATAAACCCGGCAGCCTCTTGTCTCCAAATTCCTCTCGAGATACTGTTTTGTTTATCCCACTCTTTAGTGTAATATTATAGTAGTTTATCATTTTATTTCCTCCTCTGTTTTGTGTTTCTATCTATACCTGTATTGTACAAGCCTTTTGACTAATTGTCAACACCTTTTTAAAAATTTTTCTGGGAGCTGAGAAATTAATTCCCAGCTCCCATTGTTACATTAGTTTGCCTTAAAGTTATATAGCGGTTTAATAATTTGATTGATTGTTACAGACTCTTGGATGTTCTCTACAATTTCATCGATTGGTTTATATACCATAGGTGCTTCATCTAGAGTTGCCTCACCAACAGAAGTAGTCCATACGTCTTTCATAGTTGATTGGAAATCTTCAAGTTTAAGATTCTTTTTAGCTTTTGAACGAGACATGATACGCCCTGCTCCATGTGGTCCTGAGAAATTCCAATCTGGGTTACCTTTACCTGTTGCAATAATAGAGCCATCACGCATGTTGATCGGAATAATAACCTCTTCACCTTTCTGAGCAGAGATAGCGCCTTTACGAAGAATCATGTTGTCGATGTCTATGTAGTTATGAATAGTTGTAAAGACTTTAGTAATATCATAGCCCCAGCCCATACCTTTAATAATTTCCTGCATCATTGCCTTACGGTTAGTTGCAGCATAGCGCTGAGCGATCTCCATGTCGTGAATATAATCTTTAAACGCTTGACCTTGTAAGTAAGCTAGCTCTTTCTTAATTTTAGGAGCTTTAATGCCTCGTAGAGCTTCATGGATTTCATTTTCACGTCCCTGTGCTTTAAGCTCTGCAATAATAAGCTCTTTCTCACCTTTTAAGTTTACTAGGTGCTCGTATGCAACTTTTTGGTAATGCTCGGCTACTTGTTTTCCTAGGTTACGAGAACCAGAGTGGATAACAACAGCTACCATACCGTCTCCTACTTCGTTTAGCTCGATAAAGTGATTCCCTCCGCCAAGTGTCCCGATAGATAACTTAGCTCGGTGAGTATTTATTGGAGCAATTACTTCTTCAATACCTTTGAACTTATTAGAGAGTACATGTGATTTACCTCGGATTGCAAAGCCAGAAGGTACACGTTTACGAATCACTTCATCTAACTGGTCAAAATTGATTTCTGATTTGTCTTTATGGATGAAAGCTACTTCCATTCCACAACCAATGTCCACTCCGACCAAATTAGCGCATACCTTGTCAGTGATTGTCATTGTTGTCCCGATTGTGCAGCCAGCACCAGCATGTGTATCTGGCATAATACGAATCTTTTGACCTTCGTACTCAGGTAAGTTACACATTTCAATAATCTGAGACATTGCTGTTTGTTCTACATTATCCGTAAATACCTTTGCTGTGTTATATTTTCCTTTTAATTCGATCATTTTATTTTCCTCCTTGTTTTATAACCTGTCTCTATTGTACAAGCTATTTGACTATTTGTCAACCCTATATTAAATTTTTTTTTCGAGCATTAGGATTTAGTCCCAATGCTCGTATCTCTTAAGAATTTCCTTAACCTCATCTGCATACGGCTCATCGGAATTGATAACGATATAGCTATTTACAGCAGGCTTACCTTCTTCCTCACGCTTACGTAAGATTCTATCAACGATAGTTTCAAATTTTTGTAGCTCTGGTTGCGTACATACAGCTAGTAATTCGTCCAATTTAAGGACCCAGTAACGGATATCTTGCGGTCTATTTTCTGACATTTACTTTTCCTCCTTATTGTGTTAGGTACACCCATATAGGGGCAACAGATAAGCTTGTAGGGTCTACTTCACTTTGTTTAACTGCAACTTGCTTGAATGATAGTAAACGATCTTCTGGTGATAAAAATGCTGTAGTCCACTCACCTACAGTTATAGCTTCGTCTATTTTATAATTAATTTCTGCTGCTATACGGTGGATAGCTTCTTTACTAAGCATTGTGCCTCGATGCTTTTCACCTACTTCAGCTACGAATCTCTTTAATAGTGGTGCGTTAGGGATAGTACCTTCGGTAATCTTTTCGATTGACATTTGATCTCCTCCTTATTTGGCAACAGCTTTTTTAATCATTCTACGGTTTAAATCAGATACGCTTGTTTTAGGTACACCTGTGATTCTGCTAATCTCTGCAAATGTTAACTCTGTTTCTTGTATTAGACGAATAGCTTCTGCACGGTCCCCTCTAGATTCTTGAGCTTTTGGAGCTTTTCTAGGTTTATAACCGGGCAGCATCTCTTCAGTAATAGGTTCCTTCGTGCTTAGCTCTTGCGTTATAATTGTTTTTAACTTAAGCAACGCCTTACGCTCTATACGAGATACCTGCATCTGTGAAATACCGAGTTCCTTACCTATCTCAACTTGTGATTTATTTTCGATATACTTACTACGAATAACTACCTGCTCTCTGTCAGTTAAGCAGTTAATCGCTTCTTTTACAGAAGTTAGGAGTACTAAGTCATCTTCCCAATCAGCTCCGTTTAAATCTCCAGCTAATTGATCTTCTAATGTAAGGTCCTCTCCTTCTCCCTCAACTACTACTGTATATAGAGAACTTACATGAGCTGTACCTCTGTTTATATAATTCAGAGTATCCGCAAGTAGTCTATCATTTGTAACACCTAACTTCTCTTTTATAACTTCGAAAGACTCATCTCGTAGCTGGTGCATTAAGATTTTAGCGCCTAGTTCTTTAATAGTTCGTGGAACGTGGATGACACTCTGATTATCTCGAAAGTATCTTCTTAATTCTCCACTCACTTTAATATTTAGGAATGTACCGAACTTAGCAATCTCCGGGTTATAGTTATAAACGGCTTTTAGAAACCCTATACAAGCTACCTGAAAGATGTCTTCTTTAGATTTACCGCCTTTACCGATAGATGGCTTTATAATAGTCCAGATAATTCCCTCATTAGCTCTAAACAATACATCTGCTGCATCTTTATCTCCAGCTTGTGCCTTTTCGATCATTGCTAATGTCTCCTGCTCATTTAACCGTAATTTATATTTGCTCATCTTTCTCTCCCCTTCCTGTTTTTGTGCCTCTTATGTAATCTCTTTGTCTGTATACACAGTATATCATACAGGCTTTTTATTTGTCCACCCTTTTTTTACAACTTTTCCAAAAAAAAATAAGAGAGGCTGTTTAGCCCCTCTCCCTTAGTTCATCTGTAAGTATACGTAGTCCTCGATGTAATCCGGGTCCTTAGAGAAGATAGGTGTATCCATATCTACACTCCATCGTTTACGCTCTACATCCCCTTTGTAGTACGTTTCTTTAATGATACATGCTCCACGCTTCTGCCATGTAGGAAGGTCATTCCAATTAATACCTTTCTCTAACATGAGCTTATCCTGCATTTGACTTCCATTGAGTCCTTGCAGAGACTTGTGTGAGAAGTTAGCCTGTGCTACCATTGATATACTATTCTTTGTGCTGTCATTTTGTCTCCACAAAAAATAGTTATTTACTTCATCTGGAGGAATTACATATGCTCTTGAATCGAATAGAGCGTAACCTTTTTCAGGGTAGTACTGTTTAATTTCATCGTTGAATGCAGCTGTAGCCATAGAAGCTGAAACAGATACGATCTTTTGTAAGTTGTTATCGAACCATGATTCTGTAGTAAGCTTATCATAATTCGTAACTAAGATACTGATTTCGTCTGATTGTGTATAAGCTAGCTTAGCTCCTGCAATGTTCTGTAGAAGATACTGACATGTAGCCCACATTACATCAGCTAATTTTTCATCGAACGGTTTTACCATTCCCTTAGTATACGAGCTGAATGCTTTTCCGTCAATACGAATAATTACGGGCATTCGTTTAGGGAATTTAATTCTATAAGAGTTTTCATAACCCTTCATACGGTCTCCGAAGCTATCTCCCATTTCTACTCTCCCCCTTAATTACAATTCATAAGTGATACTTGTGCTTTGGCATTTATCATTGTCACATTGCGTCTCTTCGAACTCATATTCTCGATACCATACGTGCCCACAATCATTACATTCCCATTTAACATCTCGTTCAAGATTTTCCATTACATCTCACCCTCTCTAAGATATGTCCACTCTGATCTAACAGCTAAACCACTAAGGTTTAATAAATCTCCACTATCATATCTAGTTCCTCTAGGGTTTCGTACTTTGATTGCGCCATTCTCTCTTTTTTCTATAATAACTCCAGTCCATTTAGCAAAAGCAGGAGCCGCCGGGTCACACGCCGGCTCCACTAACATATATCTTCCCACTGCACCATTACCAAGAATATCTGCTAATTTCATTTTCTTTTCCTCCCTTTAGTTACCTTAATTATTTTTTAACTGCAAAGCGTGGGTTGCCCATTACTGCAATCTTTGTCTTTTTAATTGCATCTTTACGCTCTTTCGGCAACTTGCTTACTTTAAGGAATGCGTCAAGCTTCTCTGCATTGATACGAGTTTCTGTTACTTGACGAACTAATTCTTCATCTAATAATGGAATTACATCTTCCATTTCATAGTCAGTGTAACGAGAAGTGCTGTTAGACTTTTTAGCATCTTGTAAGTATACTTCCTGACCGTATGTGCCTTTGATCGCCTTAACACCATTGTCATCCATGTACTGACGAATATCTGCTTTATACTCGTCTTGCTCCTTCTTCAGCTCAGCAATTTGCTTTTGTAACTCAAGGTATTTGTCTGTTGCCTTCTGTGCTGCAATTGTAATGTTTTGTGAAAATGCCATGTTCGCTACTTCCATTTCCACTCCGCCTGAGTGAGCTGCTACTACTTTAATCTCCGGCTCTGGTTCTGGAGCTGGCTCTGGCTCCACTACTTGCCATCCATATTCCTTGAATTTTTCTACTACACCTTCGAACGTAAATTCTGGTTTAAATGGTGTTACTTGACCTCCACGATCTACTTGAACTACTCCTGATACCTCTGTAACTACCGCTGTTTCATTGTTTGCTGTTAATTTAACTTGTTTATTCATTTTGTTTTCCTCCTCAGATTTGTAATTGTTTAACCCTAATGACTCACCGATTACTTCTGCTAAGCTGCCAACTCGTTTTCCTTTTGCCATCTTGTGTTCCTCCTTTTGTTATCTTATGAACCAAGTATAGCATGCGGTTAACTTTAAGTCAACAGTTTTTATTAAAAAAGTTACAGAGTAAATTAAATTTGTTTATGGCTATAACTTACCCTGTAACATTTTATCTATACGGTTGCTTTGTTTCTTAATTTTACCAGCTCTCTTGCAATGCGCTGAAACTCTACAGGGGACATCTTGTTAATAAACTCCCCAAACTGAGTTACAGACATGTCATGACCCATATAGTAGGTTTCCCCAACGTTAGGGTCATCTCCACCATACTTTAACCAGTCGGCAGCACTAAGCTTCTTAGTCTTAATAGCTAAACCGTCTACGACCCATCGGTGTGACTCATCTTCTCTTACCGTATGTTCATCAAGCCATACAAGCCTGCGCCCTTCGTAGAAGACTTCTCCCCCACGTTGCATATAGTCTAATACAATAGCTAACTTAGTTACGTCAATCTTCATATGTTTTCTCCAACGAAGAAAGTAGGTCTGTAATCCACTGATTACGCTCTGCTACAGCTCTCTTCTCGTCTTCTAGACGCTCTTTTTGTTTCTCAAGATCGTTTGTATAATAGTTAACCCAAATGTTGATATACTCTTGTGGGTCCTCTTTCTTGTATTCGATAGTAGAGTATTCACAATCTTTGATAGCGGATTTTAAATCGCTAATAGCGTCTTCTTTAATAGTTAAATGTCTCTCAGTAGGAGGCTCCCACTTCTCAACTTCTGCCAGTAATTCTTCATACATCTTCTTTTGTGCGTCTCGTTGCTCATTCATGCTCTCTTGGTGTTTCATAGAGCGGTTATAATCGTCCTCTACAAGCTCTGCTGCTTCTTCTAGAGTCATATTCTTATAACGCTGTAACTCTCGTTCTGCACGTTTTATGCTAGCCTCTCTATAAGGAGATACAGCACACATACGGATAGGAGCATCTAAGCTTTCCTCTCTCATATGCGCTAATCCGCCTCGGAGCTTAGCCCACCCTAGAATAAATTCAGTAGCCGACATTTCTTTACCATACCGCATGCTTTGTGTAAAAGTACTCATATTATTTTTCCTCCTCTGGGTTAGCTAGACTAACATTTACATAGACTTTATCTAATGGATGATTTTCGAATAGCTCTACATCGATGAAAAGGATATCGCCTTCTTTACGGAACGTAACAGATTCTACAGCCTTACCCTCTGTCATAGTTGCATAGATTTCTTCGTCAAGCTTATTTTCTTTAGCTCGTACGAGTGTATCTAGCGGAGCGAAGATATCATCCTCTTCAATCTCTTTAAGCATGTCTTCTTTTTCTGCTTTTGTCAAACGGTTGCTGTTATTGTGGTGATGCCCTGTATGTAGTTCTGGGTTGTCCTTACGTGGTACGTTATGTTCATCTAGGATAGAGTATAGTCCGTGTTTGTTAATGTCATATTTTTTGAAAATGTCTTTAACCTTTACGCCATCTCGGTAGTCGATGATAACATCTTGCTTTTGTTTAGCAGTCATCATAAGAATGCGTCTAGCAGACTCTGTATTTACCTTACGCCCTTTACGTAGCGGCACTTGCTTACGGTTAAGGATTTCATACATACGACCCGTAGAGATATTGTTTGCTGTAAGGATGTCTTTAATAGATAAGCCAGCTTTATACATTGCTGCTACTCTGTTTGCTTCTGAAATATCCTCATTGTCCATTGCAGGTGTTGGTGAAAATACTGCTACCTCTTCTTCTGTAAAGTCGTTTAAAATGTCGATTTTCTTGTTCTCTGTCATTTTGTGTTCCTCCTCAAATTCTTTTAATCTCTTGCTATATTTAGAGTCTAACATAGCCTGTATCATACTGTCAACAAATAAATAAAAAAAAAAGTGAGGAAATTTTCCTCACCTTAGTTACTAGTATCTACGGCTTGCTTTATAGCTCATGTCTTTTATTTCTTGTCTGTTAAAATATACATCTGTTTTATCTTCTTTAATATTAGCAAGTTCATACACCTTGAAGAAGTCGTTAATATCATAACTGTATCTCTGCATATCCATTATTCTAGCGTACTCTTGCTGAAAGTAATTATTTATATGCCCTAAAGCATCTGACAAAGGTATATCTAGGACTTTATCTTTCTCAATTTTAAATGAATGAGACTTCGTTACACTAAACGTCCAACTATAAACCCCGTATTGAGGTACTTCACCTGTAGTTAGGAACGATTTAATTTCCTCTGAACAATTAGCAAATAACATAGCCTTACGAGGATTAGATAGATCATACTCGTCTCTATCGAAAGCTTGGGTGTATACAAAGCCTAAGAAAATAGATGATTTACCTGTTACAGTCTCATAAGCGTAGCCCGGTTTTAAATCTTTGTTACTAATCTTCTTAGTAAACGTCTCACGCTTCTCACGCTCTGCTACAGCTGCTGTATGCTCTTTTGTACCTTCTAGTATGATATTAGTCTGTGCAGCCTCTTTAACGAAGCAGAAAGTCCCGTTAAGCTTACCTCCTGCCTCTATACCTTTAAGACGAATAACGTCCATTAATGTCTTCTCACGAAGGTCTATTCTAAACTTATTACCTTCATGTTCAAGAATAGCTTGATAAGCTCTACCGCCGTTCCCTCGATAGTCTAGCTCTGTAATGGTTACATGATCGAAACCTTTATTATCAAATTCAAAGGAGATAACATCGGACCCGTCTTTTGTTTTATAGACCCAGCCAGAACCGCCCCAGCTTTTACCTCCGTTCGTAGCCCAGCTCTTTGCCACTTCATGTGAACCTTTAGAGTCTACCGGGAAAGCGTGGTAGATTCCTTGATCATTTTTTGGTCTACAATAGAACGTCATCTTTTCAGGTGCTAACATTATTGTTTTCCTCCCTTTTTTGGAAACCATTCTATACCATTGATAAACATACGGCAGCTTATAGGCGCTTTAGGTAGCTTAACCCAATCTTTAAAATGCTCTATAGCATCGTAGGGCGGTTTAGCGTACACATTTGTTGGGATTGGAATATTCCATATACTTGAAGCTAGCGCTCGACTTTTACGAACATGTTGCGCCCCTATAAAATATCGAACTGGGGAGTATTGAAAAAATTTAGGCATTTAATTTTCCTCCCTTTAGCTTAGCATACAGCTGCTCATCGATCGTTTTACACATTTCTGCTCTAGTCTCAGAAGTATTAGGTTTACCTACATAGTCGTAAAATAGTACTTTCTCTAAATAAGCTGTAAGGTCTTTTATTTCCTCCTGAACCCAACTAGTCGGTTCAGGATTGGTACCGTTAAACTTATAAGACTCGAAAGACTTAGAAATACTATCAGGGATATCCATTACTTTATAGTGGCTTATCCCTCGTAACAAAGGTTTATCCATTTAATTTTCCTCCTATTCCATATAGAGACGAATAACACTTTTACCATTGCTTAAACGTAACATGTATCTGCCGCTAGTTCCTTGAGGCTCTAGAGTCATCTTGTATTTGCTAATCTCTTCTCGACTGATACGTACATAGCCTGAGCCATGACCGAATACATAAGCGCCATCGATTGTCATATAAGAGCTGATAAGTTCTTCATAAGGGTGTAGCATTGTGTGAGCTGAATCAGTCTCTAGCTTAACTGCCTTAATTACTTTACCTGTGATATTCTCGTCCATAATTAAATCGAGAACGATCTTCGTATCACGGTTGTTTAATTCCTTGTCATAGAAGTTAGAGAAGAAGTAAAGCTTTTCTGCCGGACCGAATAGTAATGTTACAGTCTGGTCGAAGTCCTCATCAAGCTCTTGGTGTAAGTTTAGTAGTGTAAAAGGAACGCCAGCGATCTTAAATTCTTGGTATGTAACTTTCGGCTCCTTCATGTTAAGTAAAATGTCTACAGTGTATAGACCTTTTGTTGTTGCTACAATTTCAGGTGTTAGAGGCTGCGGCTCAATATCGGACCCATCAAGTAAACCTGCTTGAACGAATCCCGGAATGTCCCCTGCCTCAAACTCTACTAACATATCTAACGTATTCTCTACTTCTAGTAATCCTACAGGCTCTAAACGGGTAGCTACTGTAAGCTTAACAAAGTTCTCTGCTAAGTCGATATCTTCTACAACACTATTTGCTCGAGAAAGGTAACGCTTAGAGAAGAATGTGTTTGTATAAAACACCCCTTGTACTTTCTTGTTGCTGTCTGCCAATAAATTGCTTAACTTCTTTAAGCTGCCTTCATATTCTTTCACTGCTGAGATTTTCATTTGTTTGTTTTCCTCCTTGAGTAGTAAAGTTCATAAGCTTTGTCGATGATTGAGTCATAGTTGTCTGGGAGCTGTAGTGCTTCCAACAGTGTATCGTTGTCTGGTGGCTCCCCATGCTCATCGTTTTTAGTGTAGGAGTTAATATACTCTACAATTAGACTGAGCTGGTGAACCCGTTGAGCTTTATCTGCATCATTGTAATGAACATCAAATATCCTCAATATTTCCCATCCTTTCGAGTTCTATACGATTTTCGTTTTGCTTCTGCTTTTTGACTTGTTGTTTGTTTCTTGAATCCTACCTTGCGGCTGAAAGCCTTCTGTGGTGGTTTTATAGCGTTTTTCTTCTTCTGGAATATAAAGATAAGGGTTGTGCTCTTCCAAAGCCTCTGAGTGCGTATAGAGAGCTTACCGTAGTTAACATCTCCTACCTTAACGTAGAATACTTCATCTCTACAGGTTAGAGTCTGTTCCCCGGTCTGCTTCTTTGCTTTCAGAGTGATCATATCGGAAGGGACCGCTATATCTTCAGACAGTAAGTCTAGAGCATATGTTTTACGTAGCTCTATATCCTTTTCGGTCATATTCTCAAACGTTCGTGTGAACTGAATGCGATAATGACCCTTATTACTTTTCAGCGATTGGTTATAAGCATCTTTACCGTTATTGTTAATCCCGGTTGTACCTCTAGCCCCTGCGCCCCTTGCTAAACTTCTTTGTACATTGTTGTAATCGTTATGTTTGCCCATTTCTGTAACCACCTATGTATGTAGTGTATATCATATAGCGAATAAAGTCAATAAAAAAAGGGAACATTTTCTTAAAAAATGTCACCCCCGATTCACTATATATTTATTATATCATAATTTTTTATGCTTCCTCTATTTCCAGACTCTCTATAGCGTTAATTGCTTGTAGTAATTTCTCACGGTTATTTAGAGTAACTTCGACTTGTTTATCTAAGCGGCTTAACTCAGATCGTAGTTGACGTAATACTGTAGACCTACCACTTAACAGAGAAGAATCAGTATCTACAGTTTCACTTTCCTTAGTTGTGTTACCTTCCATAAAGTCTTCCGCTTCTTCCATAAAAGTATTAAAGGTTGTTTCTATAGACTTATCAACAGCAAAGCGTTCGTTTAACTTATCTAACATTGACCAGTGTATTAAAGCTGTACGAGTGCCTTGAAAATCCTCTGGATTAAACATGGTATTATTTTTATTTTCCTGTACAATATTCTTAAGTTGCATTTCACCACGGAATGCAATGTATTTATCTGGACTTTGTTTTACAACAAATGTTCTAATTGCTGATTTAACAGATGCATGATCACTATACCCCTCTGTGTCTCTAGTTTGGGTATAGTCTGCCAATGTTACCCAAAAATCTCCTGCGTATTTCACTAAACTCATTTTGGTTTCTTTGTTCATGATCAGACAACTCCTTTTTCTTGTTTGTAATTAACTCCCGTATTAATTTGAATGGTTAGAGAGCTCGAACGGACTTTGTCGGCTCTCTATATGAGTATTATATCACAGTGTAACTTATGAATGCAAATTCCTCTATTTGCTAATTCTTTTCTCGAAAATGGTAAAAACGTAGGTTTTTCTCAGGATTCATTCGTTTGTTAATGAAGATATCACACAATAATCGGTTAGACTCTTCCTCACCAAGCCTTGCTACTATCATGTTTATCATTTGACTCTTCTTCAAATACTTTGTAGAGGCGTTAGATCGGGTATAGAGCCCGTGTAAACCGTTTGACCGTGAATCAGCTGTATCCACTTTAATTCCCTGTTCTTCCAGAGTTTTCATCTGGCGTTTAAATCCTCCTAACAAGTTAGATATTTCCTCCTTCCAAAGAACATTGTATGCCATCCTAACGTTTTTAAAGGGAGAGCGCATTGGCTCTTTGTACACGCCGAGTATAGCATCCCCTCTAAACTCACTATATGCAATGATGCCCACATGATGATGATTATTCTTAAAAAGGATATGCTCTGTCTTCTCTACATGGTTGTCATGGCACATAACGTAAACCTTGTCACAAAAGATACTGTAGTTCTTTAGCTGCTTATTTAATCTCCGGGTCGTATCGTACTCGGTCTTAATCTCTACGCCTATTATACCCTGCTCAGAATCGAATATCAAGCAGTCGGCTATCGTAGAGCCTATTACAATCCCTTTTTCAAACAATACAGTATTTCTACTATCTGCATTCTTGACAAAAATATGCTTCTTATTTAAAATAACTTGTTTTATGTCTGCCTCATAGAACTTCTTCATCTAACCACCCTTTACGCTAGTATTTGTGCTAATATAGCGAATAGGAAGACATAAACAAATATGAGCGCTATGGACCAGAACATGTTAAGTTTCTTTTCTACCCACATGAGGGAGAAAACAATAATCCCAGCACAAACAGTAAACAACCCTACCGCCAATACAAACATTAAAGCATTAACTATATACTCCACTATAACCCCTCCTCACTTAAGATCAATATATGTGTCTACTAACACAATTATAAATACAAAAATTACTGCAAGGATGATAATGCCTGACCACCCTAACCAAAAATAAGTAGCTATAACAGCTTGAGCTAGCCCAATGGCTAGCCCTATGATTGCTGCTACAACTACGATTATCACTACTGTTCTGATTGCCGCAGTTATAAATAAATCCCACATATTACCATACCATAGCGAAGATAAGGATAACAAAGACTAGGATAGCAATTAGGATAGCGATAATAACTGCTAGTAATAGAACTAGAATACCGCCTGCAACAAAGATTTTAAAGCCTAAATAACAGATACCAATTATAGCTCCTACTACAACTACTACTTTTACAAATAGTTTAAGGAATCTACCGAAGTCTCTTACACCTGTTTTGAGTGCTGATTTAAAATCCCACTTTCCGTTCTCTAAACGAACTTTTAATAGGTCAAAGAAGACGATATACACAAAGGCTAGAGAGATGTAAGTTCCCCAATCAGCTAGTACTCCCCACCCTGCATTTGTTTTAGCCTTTACTACTTCTCCTACCCAATGTGATAACATTAAAGCTCCAACAATGAATCCGATACCGAAACCGATTAGAATAACACCCGGTATAATCTGTTTTGCACCATGAACGAACGATTGTAATTTTTTCATATTTTAATATTTTCCTCCTTATTGGATAAAGTATCCTCGTTCTTTAATTACGTTCCATCTATCAGCAGTCCAGATACGATACAGTTTCTGGGTAGCTCCTGTTGAGCCTCTACTGATAGTTAACTCTACTCTTACAAAGGTATGCCCGGGAAACTGTTTAGAAGTTTCCCCTGTATATGTTTCGACATTATGTACTTCTTCGATGAAATTAAGGTCCTCCGGGTTATATGGTTCTATGTTCATCTGGTTACTCCTTTTGCATACTTCTTAATAGCTGCTGTAATCATCTCCTCTGTCTCTTGAACAAAGTATTTTAGCTCTTCGATAGTAGTGGCATCACATCCTTTAATTTGTTTGTCTAGCAGTCCATTACAAGCTTGTGTAATGTTTGGGTAGAATGCGATAGGTCGGAATGTATCGCTAGGGATTAACTCCCCATTATCACCTTTCTCCATTGTACGTTTGTTTAAAATAACATTGTGAGTATCAGAAGTTAATTTGTGGTCGTTCCCTAACATAATATCCATTTTTATTTTCCCTCCTTATGTTCTTTAACGATTACTGTACCTTCCAGAACGCCGAAGTTACTATCTTCTTTAAACTTGTACGTTTCTTCTTTATCCTGCTTGGTCATAGGTCGAGTTAGATACCATAAGCTATCATTTTTCCATGTAATGTTAACTAGTTTCTCTCCTTTCGGTAAGTCTACTGTAACAGACCCACCGAATCGCTTAGCTGCTTGTTGACATCCTACTGAAGTTGCCATCATTCCTATAAGTAATGTACCAACTAATAATTTTCTTTTCATTTTATAATTTCCCTCCATTAAAGTAAGTTGATAGTGGATTTGATTTGTCTTCATTGGTCCCTTCTAAGTCGAAGAAGTCATTACCTTGATTATGCTGAATGAGTGCTTTTACTAGAGACTCTGTAGGGATTGTAACTTTATCATCCCATGTGACAGAAGATAGACCGATAAATACTCCAGTGTTATCTCCTCTCTTTAACTTCTTCTCTCCAGCCTCTACGACTACTCGATCTTCTTCTCTCTCAAAGAACCCTGCTTCTCTCTTACCAGTGAATGTATCTACTTGGTTAAGCACTACTGGAGCTATGAACACTGGTGGCTTAGGGACCCACTTACGAGACATCTTTCCGGGTATTAAACGGTTTGCTAGGTTACCTAGTAGAGTATTAGTACTAAAGGTATTGATTCTCTTTTTCTCCTCTACAGCAAGCTTCTGAGGGTTGTCATCGGTACCCGGATGGACCTTGTACACTATAACATAGGCTGTATTCTGTTCTTTGATGAGCTCTACGATGTAGAAAGGTTTTTTCTGAACGATGAGGACTCCTTTTCTAATATACCGTAGTAAATCTGTTTTGGGAGTTATTAAGTTCTCCCACTCTTGGTTTGCCATATGATCACTCCTTGATAGCGCTATGAATAACTCCTAATATTTTATAGTTCCTTGATACACCTTCATCAAACATTGGAGAGTCTACTAATTCGTTTGCATATATTGAATACGATCTTCCCATAGCAGTCAATATAGTAATATTTTCAAAGTCTGCACAAGTAACTAAACCATTAACGTGTTTACTTTCTATCCACTCGTAATTTCCACTCTCATCTTCGAGAACTTTTTCCATTTTACAGAATGTTATAAAAGCACCTTCTTTAAAAACGTCTGTATCAAAGTCATAAACTGTTCTTGGCTTAAACATCTGCCGGTCCTCCTCCTTTGACATTCTTTGCAATCCCGTATATATGGAAGAAAGGTCCTTGAGCTCGATCATCAAAAGCAGGTGAACCTAGAAGTCTATGCATGTAAATCTGGTATGTTTCATTGATTGTACGGACTTCAAGGTATGTTTCAGTTACTATGTTGATAATTCCGTTCATCGGTATACCTTTATCCCATACAATTGCTCCGTCATCGTAATCTTTTGTAAGTATACAGAAGGTAATGAAGGACCCTATCGTAACCTTTTCTTTGTCAAAAATGTTAATCTTCTTTTCTGCAAACATTTTGTTTCCTCCTCTTATTCTTTTATTATTTTGTGCTCTCTGTATGTTACAAGCTTATTATAGCATGGTTACAGTCTCCTTGTCTACTATTATTTAAAACTTTTTTTTTATAAAAAAAAGACAGCTTACAAAGCTGTCTTATTCTCTTCCTCTAGTTGTTTTCTCATCTTACGTTTGCCAATGCTTAAGAATACAGACCATGTAATTATTGTTCCATAGTACCTACCAACATTACGTAGGAGATACCCAAACATGAAAGCTACTGATATAGTCGAAGCGTTCTGTGATACATGGAAAGCGCCGAAGATTAAGTAAAAGACTAACCCAACGACTAAAACTTCTCCAAGTGCCGCCACAGCTACGGTCGTAATGTTTTGACCGTATAGGGGCTTTTTGCCTGCTGCTTTTAATTGGCTGCTTGTTGACAATGAATTACCTAAACTAGCTAAGAACGTACACAGGATAACAAATGCTAGTGAAACAAGTACAACTGTTAACATTAGTCGATTTCCCCTCCTTTTGTAAACATCATTGGAATAAACCAAGGAGTCGAACTGCCTTCTGTCAATACCGTAAGCATCTGTGAACCAAATGTAGTAGGGAACCCATGCTCTTTGGCGTATGAATTGCCTCCCATCGGACTGCTTACGTAGATATGGAATCGAGCATAATCTTCCTGAATGATACGAGTTGTATGGATATGAGCTAAGTAGAGATAATCGATCGGCTCTTCCTTAATGTGACTAGGAATCTTTTGATCGTCTTTCTTCTTCTCATGGTCCCCGTGTTTAACTTTTATGTTTTTACCTGCAACCTTCACCATAAATTCGTATGTATCTTCTCGGTTGTCAATTAGCGTGACATTTGGTAATTGTCCAAATACTTCTTGAGCTTGGAACAACAGGTCTACCATTACATATACTGCTGTATCGTTATATACCTTGTCTGCTTTATTTCCGATTAAACGATCGTGGTTACCTGATACCATTCCAAACGTTACATGAACATGTTTTGATAGAGTCATAAGCATGTCTACAACTAAACGATACGATTTAGAAATTTGCTGTGCAAGGTTAAACTCTGCTTCGAACGCTTGGTTAACATTACGCATTGAAATGTGCTCAATAATATCTCCAATATGGAATACGTATAAATTTTTAATGTCTAGCTCTTCGATTAAGCTTAGTACCTGCTCCATAAGCCCTTGAATTTGGCGGTTAAGCTTAACGAAGTTATATCCACCCGTATCTTGATTGTATACTAAAGCTCCAACATGCCAATCTGATACAGCTAAGATTAAGCTGCGGTCCCCTTTTTTAGGTGCTGGCTTAGGTGTTTGTAAGTATTTAGCTCGAGGCATTCCCTTGTATTCTTCAAATAGGTGTTTCTTCAAGCTGTCCATTAAACGTTTCATGTATACGCCTTGACGTTGTAAGTGACGTAACTCACGTAAACGCTCATTGTTATCCTCATTCATGATCATGTAGCTTGTTACTTGAGCAAATAGATCGTCTTCGTCTAGGCTCTCTGTATCGCCAATTGCGTTCGGGATATCCTCTAGGCGGATTTTACGCTCAAATGCTTTGTCGTAAAGACTTGAAAGGGTTTCACTGCTATTAATCATTGAAGCTACTTTTACTAGGTCATCTTTTCTTTGTTTAGGGTAACCCAGTTCAGCTATCAATTTATTAAAAACAGAGGGGGCAATTTTGCCCCGTTCTGCTTTCAAGTAGCCCATGACTGCTGCAAAAGCGCCTTCCTCTGTACTTAATCGTGTTAACTCTTCATTCGTCAAATTTTCTTTGCCCATTTAGTTATTCACTCCTATAATTTAAAGTCAGCTGGCATTTTATCAAAGCTGAATGCTAACGCTGCTCCTTTAGTTCCGTGAGGTGTTTTTACTTGATACCATAGTCGGTAGATTCTATCTTCAACCTGATAATACGTAGTAATTAGCTCTGTCTTTGCTTTTGGTGTTTTGGCATATGCCTCTTCTTCCTTTAATACCTTACCTTGCTCAGCTAGTAAGCTTGTGATTTGTCCGAAATTTTCATCTGTCGTAACCCCAAAAGCACCTACAAAATCGTTAATGTTTTGTTCCATATAATTTCCTCCCTTAATTGTAACATAAAAGCACCGCTACTACTCTCCTTGAGCTAGTTTCGTAACGATACCATTCCCCATTAGTTCTGCATAACTTATTCCTGTGAAGACACTTGCTACAGTTTCCTTGCCTCCACCTTCGTTAATCATATAAGCGATCTTCCCGGCGTTCACTACCGTAGTCCGAATAGAAAACATATCATTCGACTTTGTAGGTCTGCCTACACAAACAATCACTGGTAAAGCTGTCTGTTCTTCGGTGAGTAACTTATTAGCCAATTCGTTTATGTACTGATCTGCAAATACCACTTTCAGTAAGCAGCTTTGTCCTTCTACCACAACATTATATCTCTTTGTCATTTTCAATTTCAACTCAATGTAATCTTTCATTTTCTCCATTTGACCCTGAATAACTGGTGCGTTGCGTTTAATGATTTCTTCTAATGTTAGACCTCTCATTAAACGTGGCATCCACTTATGGCTTGCTTGGTATAACGCAAGCAGCATACGGGTTATGTTGTTATTCTCCCAGTTCCAAATGCGATAGTCATTTACCGCTTGAATAAGGTACCACGCTTTGTCCGTAAATTCAACATATTTGGATAATAAGCTAGACTCCGGCAGCGTTGTTAAGAAATCAGCGATTTGTTTAATTGGGTCCTTATCTGGGTCCACCATTGAAATGATGTTCTCTCCCTCGATCTCTTCCCCGTACGTAGCTGCATGAATGAAATCCATGAATGGAACGTCTACACCTAGTTGGAACTCAGTCGGTAAAGCGTATCCTTTGTACGGTAAGCCGATAACGAGTACAATGTCCATATCGGTAAATTTCTGGTGGTCCCGGAAGTCCAAATGACTAGTGTACTCTATATCTAGTTCCAATTCATCAGAGCCTTTGGTTAGCTCCTCCAAAATGGCTACGCTAGTCACTCCTTCAAAAGTAGTGGGGACGAATACTCTAACTCTTCTTTTCTCTTTTTCCTTACTCATGCCCAGCCTCCTATTCTAGGGGTCTGTAACTCCCTATATACATACTACCAAAATATAGAGTAATAGTCAACAATAAAGTTTGTTTTATTTCAGTTTTTTTACAAAAAGTTAAAATTGGTTTAAATAAAAAAGAAGAGGGTATGAAAAACCCCTCTTCTTTGATTATCCTTGTACAGTTCCTATTAAGCGTCTAAATAGTCTTCGCCTTCTACTCGGAAGTCGTTAACTCCTAGTGAATATTCGCTAGTTGTGAAAGCAACGAAAGCAGCTAAAGCATGACGAGCTTCTTCTCCAGCTTTAATGCCTTTTACAACATCATACTTGAAAGAAGTGTAAACATCTTTACGGTCCGGGTGGTTACGAGTTGTAACATATGTAACCTTTGTTGGCTCTACTAGTACGATTGGTTTGTCTGGTGCTTCTGCATAGCCTTTTTGATCTTCAGTAATCAGCATAGGGATAATATTAAATTTACCTGCTCCGCCTCCAGATACGATCTTAAAGATATAACGTCCGCTGTGTAAAGCAGATGTTTCTCGGTGTGTCGGAAGGTAGCCAGCAGCCGCTGTATTGGCTACTAAGTAATCTCCAGCAGTAAGTGTTACAGTTGATTGTTTCATTAATTCAGATAGTTTCATTTCAATTAGCTCCTCTCAGCTACTTAGTTTTTAATTTCAGTTTCTACTTGCTTTGCAGCAACAGCTTTAATACGTGCTTCTTTTGTGTAGTTATGGTTTTTATAAGCAGCTAAAGCAATAGCAACTACTGTAGAAATAGCAGTTACAGCTTCGTAAATCTTGTTTTCGTCTGCTTTAAAATGGAATCCCCAGCCCATTAGGTCTGATACAGTATTGAAGATAACCGCTAGGTAAAAGATAGTGACAGCAATTAGCTTTGCACTAACTTTTGGCGCTTCCACAGGCACTTCTACACTCTGAACTATTGTACGTACAGGTTTATTTTGGTTAGCCATATTACCCATCCTTTCTGTAAGTTCTCCTTCTAATATAACACTTAAGACTCTAAAGCATTGTTTAATCGAGTCTTAAGGAATATCTGCATTTGCTTTAAAGAGTCTCTAATGACTGCGGAACTGATCTTGGAATTGGCATGGTTCTGTTTGACTTTTCTTTCGATTTGAGGGTCTGTCATCTCCTGTAATAGGTAGAACAGAATCTCTTTTTCCAATGCTGTAAGCTTTACATCCTGAAGAGTGTATTCAAGCACTTCGTAGTAGTCGAGCTCTTCATCTCTTACAGGGCTGCGCTCAATCAGATTAGATACGTCAAATTCACTTTTTGGAAGGAATACTCTTTGTCGGTCCCGGTACTCTCCTTTGATATAGGAGTGTTTCACTCTGTATGTTAACTTTGTTTTAATATACCCGGGGAAGTCTACTGGACCGTTAATATCATATTCCTTTACTAAACGAACAAATTGCTCGTCTATATAGCTCATTAATTCTGCTTGTGATACAGGGTCTGGTAAGTATTCTTTAAAGCTATTATACACGCTTAACCGTAAGTTACGGTATTGGTGCATTAGCTTATCAACATCCCGTAGGAATACCCCTGTTGCTTCATTGGTATTCACTACGAAACGGTTTCCATTTAGTATCTGTTCTTGCTCCTTCTCAGGATTTCTCATTTGTTGGCTCCTATAAAAGGATTCTCTCCTTCCGTAATTACCTTAATTTTAAGGCGTTTACATAGGATGTCTGAAAAATGAATGGAGTAAGGTACTTCTACTTCTTCACCTTCTAGGTAGCAAATTGATTTTCCCATTGCCCAGCGGTCACTCACATACTCGAAGCGTACAACTACTGTTTGAACGCTGTAGGAATCCTTGATGTCAATTAAGACTCGTTTTCCCTCACTAACGGTCTGTTGGAGCTTTTGCTTGATACTAAGGTAAGGTTTAGGGGCAGATTTATCTACACTTTTTGTACGCTCTCTATAATACTGTAACGTATTAGCTACTAGTTCACCATGACTATCTTTTTGCACTCCACTACCCACCCTTCTACTGTAGAAAGAAGAAGCAGGAATCACTCCTGCTCTCCTCTAATCTCTTCTTCAATCTCTTTAACGAGATCGTCAGCTCCTTGTTCAGGTAGGTCTCCAATCTCATCTAAAGGTGTTAACCCTGCTTCGTGGACTGTATCCATCCAGCCTGAGATATCTAGGTTAGCATTGGTAAGGGCAACGTAACCTTCTGGAAACTCTACTGATACTAGCTTGTTAAGTAATTCCTCACGTACTTGTTGTCCTTCAGGTGTACGTAAGAACTCGATGAATAAATCTTTCTTCATCTTATGTTGTACGCCATCTGCATCTACATAATCGTAGCTTTGACCCGGAGCTGGTAGAACTTTAGCATCCTCAGCCATTTTAGCGATATTGTACTCGTAATCCAATCCGTTGTCGGAGATTAAGTAAGCATCTGCCTCTTGATGTGGTCGGCATACTTTGGATTTGTTAACCTTAACACCCATGATATGACCGATCTTGTCTTGCCCTTTTTTGATTGCATTTTTCTTTTTAATCTCGATACGAAGTGAAGCGTAATGCTCCCAAGCTTTACCGCCCGGTACTTTCATCGTTTGGAACATTGGATTTCCGCCGATGTCATCACGAATTTGGTTGATTGCGATTAACATAGACTTCGTTTCTGAAATCTGTGGAGCAACCTTCGTAATGAACTGAGTAATTGCTTTTGCTCGAGCACCTACGTTTTGGTCACCGTAATCTTTATCTAGCTCGACTTTAGAAGGCGTTTGACCTACAGAGTCCCAGATAAAGATAACAGGTACACCCGGATATTTCTTTTTGAAGATTTCTAATGTATCTTCAATTGTTCGTCCAATTTCTTCTACCGTTAAGTTAATACCTTGCTCTGGGTCCGGCTGCTTAACTAAGATTTTACGTGTATCGATTCCTAGGTGAGCTAGTCGGATACGATCTGCTGTACCCTCTACATCTACTAATACTACGATACAGCCTAGTGCAGTACCTACTCGAGCAGCATGGAAAGCTAATGTGGATTTACCACCTGCGTTCTTACCTGCGACCTCGATCATTCTTCCAAATGGAAGTCCACCACCGATTGCCTTGTCTACTTTCGGTAAGAAAAGAGGTAAGCGGTCAAATACCATTGCATAGTCTGAATCATGTAAGATTGTTAGACCTGCTTCACTTCCTAATGCTGATAAGTCGATATCTACTGGATTAATATTTAATTTACTGTTCTTTTTAGCCAAATTAATTTCCCTCCGTATATGTAACTAGAATTTTTAATGTAGGTTTTAAGTATGATAGAGATTAAAGCTTGTGAGTGCCTTCGATACCTTTTTGCTCTCGTCCCATTGTACGCTTACGTAACCATAGGAGAGCTTCTTCAATCTTTGTAATTGCCATAGCATTTTCTTTACAGCTGAATGGGCTGTTTTGGAATCCTTGTAATCGAAGTAGAACCATAACAAGTAAGTCTTCATTACAGACTCCGTTAACGCCTGCCTCGAGGATAGGTCCCTCTTGGAAGTTAACTCCTGCTAATAGATTTCCTTCAGTGTCTGTAACATCAAAGTGGTGAGGTGCATTAAACTTAGGTTCTGCTTCGTGATAAACCTTTGTATACTTTTCAGTAAGTAATGGATGAGATACCTTAACAGTTTTGTTTTCCATAATTTCCTCCTATTAATCTGAGTTTATATCAAAGGTAGAGCCTAGCGATTAACTAGGCTACTACTCTCTGCTTACAATTAGTTACCTAACTCTTGGTCAAGCATTGCGTCAATGTCCATTAAGCCATTGTTGTTAGCGTGTGCTGGCATTGTTGGCTGTGCATTTTGTTGTGGCATTGTTGGTTGTGATTGCTGAGCAGGTACAGTCGGTTGTGACTGCTGCATTGGTTGTTGTTGTTGCTGTGTTTGTTCAGCTGGTGCTTGTGGCAAGTTGTTTAACGCTTGGTCAACTCCACCGCCCATACTGTCAGGTAATTGATCTTGCTGTAACCCTTGTGGTTGTTGAGCAAACGGATTAGCTTGTGTTTGCTGTTGTTGAGCAGGTTGTTGCTGCGTTGCAAATGGGTTAGCTTGCTGTTGCTGTTGAGTCGCTTCAAAAGGATTACCTTGTCCTTGTGGTTGACCAGCAAACGGGTTAGCTTGTTGTGTTTGTCCTTGTTGAGCAAACGGGTTAGCTTGTTGTGTTTGTCCTTGTTGAGCAAATGGATTTGCCTGTGTTTGTTGCTGTTGTTGCTGTGCAAACGGGTTAGCTTGTTGTGATTGTCCTTGTTGAGCGTAAGGATTAGCTTGCTGCTGCTGCTGTCCTTGGTTATCATCGTTATTACGAGTTGGTTTGCGTCCTTCTTTCATATCGATAAACGCTTGTACCCACTGTAACCCGTTCTCTAAACGCTCTGTAGGAACTGCTTGAGCCTGTAAATCTTCTAATTGGTTTTCCCATCCTTGACCTAATGCAGGTAATGGGAAGTTAGTGTAAACATCCACTGGGTACTCCATTTGACCTTTAGCAGGTTTTGAGATTTTAATAGGAGCTGGTTTATTAGGGTCTAAGAATGATAGCTCCGAACCTGAGTTATTCATGAATGGGTCTTGTAACTTACGAATTAAGTTAGCATAGCCCGATTGTGGCATTTCAAATACTCGTACCACTAAGTTACCGTGCTCGTCACGCTCTTGTAACCATTGTTGAGGGTTAGCTGGGTTCTGTACGATTTTAACTACGTTTACTAGGAACGCACGTTTAGGTGATTGTTGTCCACCGAATCCGTTAGGAATCAATCCTTTACCAGACCATTCAGCGATCTTTTGCTCTAAGATAGAGCCCGGATTTGGGTCAGCATCTAATGTGAAGTTCGAGTTAATGTCTTTACCTTGTGAGCTTTTTGCACTTAAGAAGATTTTACGAACTGGAGCTGCAAATGCGCTTACTAGATTAGCAGACGGTAGTACTTGAATTAATAACTCACGCTCGTTTTTAGCGAAGAATAAACGTTTGTGTTTTGTCTCCGGGTATTTTACTTTGGCGTTATCTCCACCGTTGTTGTTTTCTAAATTCTTGCTTTCTTGGTTAATGATATCAGCGAATGACATATGTACTTTTCCTCCTAGAATATTAAAGTATTTTTTTTACTAGTGAAGTTCGTTTCCTTCACTGTATTAACAGTATAACATAGACTGTATGTTATGGTCAAGCATTTTATAACATTTTTTTTTAATTATTTTTGCATATTCATAGTTGCTTCTACACACTCGTCATAGACCTCTTTACGAGATGTATAGCCTAACTCAGCTAACTCTTTATCTAGCAATGCAGAGTCTTTCTTATCTGCATACGTAATGAATTGACCATTAATACGTACTTGGTAATTATGCTTACCTGAATGCATCTTCTCAAATGAATATCGTAAATTACTTTTCTCCATTTGCTTTCCCCTGCTTTCTTTTATTTAATGCATCTACTAGATACAGTGAGGTAAAAAATGCTCCGGCACCTACAGCAACTGGTGTCCATTCTTCTGAAACGTATATCCCTCCAAACAACCAATCAGATATAATAAGCCATACAACAAATAGTGTAATGTAGAAGAATAAATACCAACACGCTACTTTAACTACATTAGTCACTTAATACCCTCCTCCCGGAGTCATATTGTTATAGCCGCCATCGTGTAATGTGGAACCAGCACCTCTACCGAACATCTTCTGCTCAGCGATTTGCTTACCATAAGACTGTAACATGTCCTTACGTTGTTCAAAGGCTTTTACGATACGAGCAATACGCCCTACAATGTAGTTATAGTTTTGTAACTCCATCATGATCGCTATGTAGTCCTCATGCTGTTTCCGATATGCCTCTACTACATCTTTCGTGGCTTTTGTCTCTGTACCTTTGTACTTGTCTCGAGCTTCTGTATCTACTCGAGCTGTAACTTGCTCTGCTTCGAGCTCTTTAGCTTCTTGGAAGTATTTAAGCTTTTCCAAGATGGAAGCCCAGTAAATGAATTTGGCTGGCTGGTTCAACATCTCTATCTCTAGGTTAGCCTCATTTACTTTCAGCTCATCCCGGAGATTGTACTCCATGTACTGCCCAGTTTCATCTACTAGTCTTAGAAGATCGAAGTCGAATGAATCAATCTTGATTTCCATTCAGTTCCTCCTCCTTTTGGTTACTGAGAGGCTTGTATCGCCTCTCTGTATAATCTATAATACTATAACCTTGTCTGTATTGCAAGTATAAAGTACAAACTTTTTTAAAAAACTTATACAACCATTTGATATGCTTGTTTCTTGGCTTTAATAGCCTCTTTAAGCTGCTCTTCTTTCTCTTTGTCTATAACTTTAGACTCTCGGTAGTTCTTAACCTTCTTCAGGTCTAAATGGAACTTACAGTATCCTTTAACGGATTGGAACGTGTTAAGCTCCTCTACGTCATAGTCCACCATATCATTGTACGTCACGCCGATCTCGATATCAGCGGCGATTGGGTAACGTAAACGCTCACCTTTCCAATCGATATATAGCCAATCAATCGGTAAGTTTTCCATGATGTGTCTAGCTACCTTAGCCATTACGTGAATCTCTTCAGGTGGACAATCAAGTACGATAGAGTCATGCACGGTAAGGATAACTTTAGAACGGAAGTTATTCTTTTTAATAAAGTTATTGATATGAATAACAGATGAGTTCGTTAAGAATGCACCTGTACCCTGAATAACTGTATTTACTGATTGACGTAGTGCAGAGTTCTTTTTAGAATTATCTTGTGAGTAAATGTCACGTAATCTACGTCTAAAGCCTTGCATACACTCTACGTATCCATGTTTCTTAACAAATGCATGGATTTCATCGATAAACGCTTTAATACGTGGTTTGTTTCTGAAGAAGTCTTCAAATAGTTTCTCAGCTTGCTCTAATGTCATACCATGCTTAGCGAAGTAACTAAATGGAGTCTCCCCGTAGGCGATACCGAACGTTGTACTCTTGGCACTAGAACGCATATCGTCTGTAACTTGATCGATTGGTACGCCGAATACTAGAGATGCAGTTTCCTTATGGATATCAGCCCCATCTAAAAAGGCTTGTGTCATTTCATCATCTTTAGCGGCTAAAGCAAGAATCCTAGACTCCAAGGAACTGTAATCCAGCTGTAGCAATGCTCCGCCTTTAAAGCTTGTAACAAACATACGCTTAATCGGGTGCTTATAGTCGAATCGTGTAACGTCACCTGTTTTACGTGGCATTTGCTGTAAGTTTGGATTTTGTGATGACAGACGAGATGTTGCAGTCCCTGTTAAGTTAAATCCCCCATGCAGTTTTCCTACAGGGTCAATCATCTTCAATAGTTTGTACGTAAAGTTTTGCTTACGTGTCTTAACTAATGAATGGGTAAGTAGCATTTCTGCTAGTTCTTTTACTTCTTCATGGTTCTCTACTAAGTATGGAAGTGCTGCTTTTGTATCCGTCTTATAGTGGTACCATTCGATTTGATCTTCAGGTAGTCCATCTTCTACAGCTGATTTGACTAGGAACTCTTTGTTATAAGGAAGTTTAATTCCCGTGTATTCAAAAAGAACCTTTTTCTTATGCTCTGAAGAGTTTGGACTAAAAATCGTTTTGCCATCTTTATATTTATCTCGTAACTTAGCGATTGTTTCATCACGTTCTGCTGGCGGCTTAGCCCACTCTTCAATACCTCTTTGATACAGAGTTGTTAGCTCTGCTTCTAGGCGCTGTACTTCCGGGAATTTTCGAAGTTCTTGTACAATTCGATCTTCTTCCTCTGTATATGCGTCTACAAGGCTTTGAGTATAAGCTACATCCATCATAACGCCGTTTGCTTCGATTTCTGCTAAGCTAGCAGTCAATTGTGTAAAGTGTCCTGTATATAAGTTACGGATTCTTTCGTTCTCCGATTTCTTCCCTACAACGTCTAGCTTGTTATAGATACGTAAACAGCAATCTACGTCTCCACTAGCATAAGGAGAAAGCATATCTTTTAATGGAATCCACTCATAGTTAAAATCGGATTGGTCCACTTCATTCTTTGGTGCTTGTGCTTCACCGAAGTCTGGCTTTTCAAACACTGGCGCTTCTGGAAGAACTGGCTCAGGAATATAGTTAGGCTCTCTTTCTTCTACCTTAGCAAGCTTTTTCTCTGCCTTAACTAACTCCCGGTAATGTTTCTTAAGCTCGGTTACTTCTGCTTTATGTTTTGCCTTTGCTTCAGAAACCATTTTCTTATGTTCAGCTTTCCAATTGTTAATACGCTCTTTCTCTTTAGCAATATAGTCTGCTGAATATTTCTTTTTGTAATCTTCTAAAGCTCGGTCATATCCACCCATGTCTGTAAGCTCGTATGCCATATCACTTAATCGTAAAGAAGACTCAACTTCCTGATTGATTAGTAGATAGTACATAACCTTCGTATCACGATGATTGACAAACTTAGTAAATCCTTTTGTTAATCGAAGGAAACGAATATCGAACTGCACTTTACCCTAACCTTTCGGTTAGGAGTGGACTATACCTTCATGAACCATTTCCAATAGGTTTTTTCGTAGATACCTATACAGATTCATGTCCCTCATTTAAGTGGTGTACATTTTCGTGGCAAGTTTTACATAACCATTCTACTTCTAATGGCTTACTATAATCCCTATGATGAGCTTCTAACGGAACTTCACATTTACAAATACTGCACTTAGAAGGTTTCTGTAGTTTACCAGCATCTAAAGCTCGTAAGACTTTTTTACGGGCATTTTGCTTTAAGCTGTATTGATCGGAGCGTCTGTAATTCTCTTGAGCTCTCTGTCTAGCTGCTTTGCCTTCTTCTGTTTGTGCATATTCCTTCATCTGTTCATTCCGTTTATCTTTGTTCTTTTGATGATACTCTTTCCAATAGGCTTTAAGCTCTTCCGGGTTGTTCTCTCGTTGAGCTTTTGCCTTATCTAAGTATTTAGCTCTGTTATTACCATAATGCTTACGCTTATACGCTGATAGGCAAGCTTTACATTGAGCTACTAGAGGACGAGTACCGTCTTTTCTTTTATTGCCTTTATTGAACTCACTCTCATCTTTAGGTACTTGACATTTTGTACATATTTTCATAGTAGTTACCTCCTTTTGGAGCCACTACACCACTTCTCATCTTGCCCTACGAAGGCTCGAATCAGTCTCTACACCCCAGCTACTGTCACCAGTACTGTAGGCACGGTATTGGCGTATCTTTCGACTTAGCGTCCACCGTTATGAGAGGGATTTTACAACACCCATTGTGTTAAATGTTGTGTCCGACTTTGATAATGTTTTCATTACCGACAAACTCTTCTATGTAGTTATAAATCTCTGCAAGATGTCCCGGTAACCACGTAAACTCCTTATGCTCTAGTGGGATTGTAACACCTGTTCCCTCTTCCCAAGACAGAGATATTACAAGAGGCTTAGCGCCTGTTAATTCTGGTTTTAATGTGTTTGTCTCTAAATCCCATGCAACGATAGGTGCTTTTGGAATCTCTTGTGTAAAGATTTCTCTAACACGTTCGATTGACTCTACATGCTCGTACTCTACTGGAGCAGCTATAAACGCTGAATCCCCTTGTTCAAGATACTTCTGAAGAGTCCCAAAGTCCGCTTCAATTAAGTTTTGGATATTTGGATTCACAAGCATATACTCCATACTGTACATAGGGAGTACCCAACATTCATGTGTATTGCCTGTCGGCTCCGGCTGTTGCTGGTTAGCCATTACTTGATTATGCAAATGTTCAATCTGAGATACAATGGCTCCATACTCTTTCTTAAGACCATTACTACCTTCTATACGATCTCCATATGCGCTGAGGAATGCTTCTTTTTGTTCCTCTAGCATTGCCATCTGTTGCTGTAATTTAGCGTAAGTTTCCCCGTCCATTGTAGGTGCTGGAGCTTGTGGTTGTTCTGCTACTCTGTTTGAAGTAATGGTGACTTTTTGAGGCACCCCACGTAACGTAGAAATAGACGATTGACCGATTAAGGCTTTACATCCAAGCTTACCTGTGGGAATAATAATGTCTGGCTTTTCTCTTACAATCCGCTCATACAAAAATTCGTATTCTGGGTTTGCTTCTTTCTGTGTAACGGGCTTGTATTTTGAAGCTTTGTTATTCCATTTGTTACGAGCCGTTACAGTAGGAATTAAACTATAGGCATAATCGATATAGTATTCTCCACGTTTAAGTCCAAGTCCATCTTTCTGTTCGACTAGTTTCTTAAGAATGGAACCGCCTTTTGTTTGGAAGAACACGTTTTTGAATCCGCCGTATTGATCAGTCATCTTCACATGGTCTTCTCTTAAATGCTCTTGAAGAAATAATACTTTTCGTTTACTATTTACCAATGAACCTTCCTCCTCCTTGTATCCGTGTCTATAATAATACTATATCATACGGAGCCTGTCAACATAAAAAAGAGGGATATTATCCCTCTGTATCTTTCTTCTCGGCAGGAAGTTCAATATTACTGAGTCTGGTTAGTAGCTTTACCTTCGGGACCCGTTTAGCCTCTCGAATGAAATAACGCTTATTAAGTCCATCAAACGCATTCTTTTCGGGGAGCTCTTCTAGAAATAGCTTCAGCAGCTTACCTAGCTTTACTGAATCCCCTTCGTTAAGTGTATCTACTATAACATCTTCAAATATTTCAAGTACTTTTTCTACATCTCCGATATTAAATCCGCCTCGATGGGCAATGCGTCTAGCTAGCTCTTTACGATTTACAGCCATTATTCCGCACTCCCTTCATCGATAGATGTTGCTTTGCGGAAACGTTTGTTATCTTTAATCACCATTTCCTCTACCATAGCCATATCTCTCTTAGAGTCACAAATTAGCCAAATATTCATTTTCCAAGTGGATAGCGGCTCCTGTAGGTACTGAAAGCATAGGTATTTGTATTTAGATTTTAAGTGATACATACCATTGTAGAATACATAGTATGGTTTGTGACGATCTTGGATTTCTTTTTCACTTAATGCAGGGAAAGAAATTTTTACTTTGTCTACATGGTACCGTAACGGGTACAGTGAAAAGAGATAATCGTAAATATTAATATCCGGGAGTACGATTGGTACATCGATAGAGACTTTAGTAGCCATCGATACAAGCTGAACATTTCGAACGTCTTCTAATGTATGTTCTTTCTTACAAAAGTAAACGACTTCTGACTGCGGTACTGCTGCAAGCTTATTAATAATCGGAACAGGAACTCGGTCTGTTGTGTAGTAATAGATGTGTCCACCATGATCAAACACTTTATCTTGGATTGTATCATTACCATAACGCTCTTTATATAGTAGATAATGCTTCTTATTGCGCTTTTTAAAACGAGTAGACTTGGCTTTTAGCTGGTCCATCTCTCTTTCAATAGCTTTTTCATTAATACGTGTAACTTTAATAAAATTAGCCTCATCCTGCTTTGTAGTTAAATTTAGATTAAACAACCTGTCGGTATTGTGTATGTTAAGACTTTTCTTTCGTGTCATTTTCTTTTACCTTCCATTCTTTAGAATTTTCAGAATATTATGTATATCTTTATTATACCACAAAATAAAAAAGTAGAGGCTAGAAAAGCCCTCTACTTAGTTAATAAAATTAGTTTTCGTCTTTACTTGTTTGTAAGTCTACATCCGGGATAATTGTTTCTGGTCTGAACAATACTTTATAATGGTAAGCATCTTCATACTTTGCATCTGTCTGTTCCACGAAGTAGCTTACGTTGTCACTTAATCCAAGGTAGTGTTTCTTGTATTTACCTTTTCCAGTTTTACAAGTAACCGTTAATTTCTTTGCGCTGTCTGTATTAAGGGCGCAACGTCCTTCAACTGTAAGTAAATATTTGTCTGTAATTCCGTTAAAGAATACTACTCGTCTCTGTACTTTGAATGAATCCGCTGATTTTGATAGATTCTCTGAAACTGTGTCTGCCTCTGAACAACCTGATAACGCTAATAGTACTGAAAACAAAACTGCGATAAATAATTTACTCTTCATTTAATTTTCCTCCTCATATGTTACAAGCTATATACAGAGTTTACCATACTATAACTATATTGTCAACAAAAAAAGAGGCTTTTTTAGCCTCTTTACTCTAGAAAATCCTCAGCTGCCTTACTATTAAGAAATCTTCTGTAACGATTTCTAACAGCATTTACAAAGGCGTAGAGCTTATTAATGTCTCCGTGATTAGTTATTTCTGTTACTCCTGTTTCAACATCTACCTCTGCATAGAACTCACCGTCAAGGGATGTAATTACTAACGTCCCACTAACTACTTCCATATTTGTCTTCATGTTACTCTCCCTTCTGAAACTCTTCAATTAACTCGTCAATTTGATCTCTGAAGAATCCATTAACTTGTTTAATTGCATTTCCTTCCTCGTCCGCTAAGATAAGTACCGGGGCGCTCATAACGCCATATTGTGTAGCATACTTTGGTTCGTCATCCATATTATAAGCCGTGTACGGGAGCTCTAGAGCCTTTAAATGCTTATCTAGCTCTCCGCAGTATCTACAGTGATGTTTCTCTAATTTGATTAATTGATTTGCCATGTTGTTTTCCTCCAATTAGAACTTAAGTTTTCTACGATCATCTTTATTTACTTCTGTATTCTTCGAATCTGCTTTTGTATATTGGTTGTTATACGATTCAAAGAAGTCAATCTTTTGCCCAGAGTCTAAGCGGCTATCGTCAAACGCCTTCATCCAAGGAATCGGATTCTCTTGTGCTTTAAAGACTGTATCCGGGAATGGTAGCGGTAATCCTAATGATTGAGCACGGATGTTACCTAACCAGTGAATGTATGTATCAATCTCTGAAGGACGTACACCGATTGTACTGAACAGGTCTTGTCCGTATGCAATTTCACGCTTAACATTTTCTTTAATGAAATCCAATGACCAATCGATATGTTCTTTCATTTCATCTTGGCTTAAAGGATAGTCAGTTAATAATGCACGGTGCGTATGACCATTCAAGTAAGTATGTTGGAACTCGTCCTTATGGATGTAACGAATAAGTGAAATCGTTCCATCTAAGATTTGAAACTTATGTTGAATATGATAGAACATCATAAATGTAGAATAGAAGTTAATACCTTCTAGTACAGACATTGATACTAAGCCTCGAGCTAGAATCTTAGCAAAATCTTTTACATCCATTTCTCCTAGGATATAGAGCTTGAATGCGTCCTCTACTTCTTCCAACACTTTAATAACTAAGCTGTTACGTTTTTGAGCCATCTCGTTACGTACAGCTTCACGAAGCATAACATTTTGTTCTGCAATTGGCAACTTATCTAAGATAGCATACGAGTATGATTGTACGTGTACTGCCTCTTGCTGCCCTGCTACAGCGTATGCAGAGTTGATTGCCGGGTCTGTGATTACTACTGCTAGAATACGAGCCATACGAGTCTGTACAACATCGATCGCTGTTAAGTTACCTAATCCCAGCTTATACGCCTCTTGTATCTGTTTAGAAGCTTTCTTAAAGTCTAGGTTGTCTTTATTCATTTTAACGCTCTCTGGTCTCCAGAAACGCTCTAACATGTTGTGATAGTACTTGATGAACTGTGGATATCGTGTATCGTTGATATTGAGTGAATTAACTCCATCGTTGTCTAGAATACGAGTTGGGTATAATGTGTCCTTCTTCGGTTGCAATAATTTGATTGTGCGTCTGTTACTTACGTCCATTTGATTTTCTCTCCTTCTCTGTATGTTACAGTCTTTATTATAACAGGGACCTGCTTAGAAAACAAGTCCCTTTTATCAATCTATTAAATACCAATCACCTTGAGCGATCTTTGTTAACTCTTCACGGCTTATTTCATAATGCTCCGGGTCACAGCTAGCCATGCCCCGTAACATATTATTACTATCAATTATATAGTAATCAAAGCTACCATTAGTTACAGAAGTAGTATGTCCTTCCATCATAGCTGCAATAGCATCTGTCATGTCAAAATATCTTTCACTCATTGTTTCTTCCTCTGAGCTTTCATAAAGTCTCTAACCTGCATAAGCTCTTTCATGTTTCTTCGATCAAGCATCGTTTCACATTCATGAAGTAATGCGTATAACTGTCTAGTGAAATCTCCCCGTAATGATACGGGGCAATCTAATTGATTGGGAGTAGCGTGTTTATCTGCTTTCTCAGGGTCCTCATGACAACAAGAATTAAAAGCGTTCCATAAACAATGTTTATTATTACACTCCATTGATTTCCACTCCTCTAATTTATATTAGCTTTTCTTACTATGATCAGTAAATGGGTAAGTTTCATTTATTAAAGCATTTTTCAAACGTTCCATAACTGCAAGTACGTCTTCTTTATGCTTTAAGATGAAACCTACCTCACTACCCTTTACCTGAAAGTTAATACCGTCTCGGGAATCCTCTGTAACTGAAAATAAGATTTCATGTTTACTCATTAGTTTCCTCCTTAAACTTAAATGCCCAGCCTTTATGTGTTTTCATTCTACCATTTAGGCAGGCGTTAATTTGCCTTCTCGACAATCCATGCTCTTCTGCAAATATACGTTGGTTGATACCTTCTAACACTTCTCCTTCAGGAGAGGTAGCGATAAAGACTCTCGGCTTATTACTTTTAACGCCTTCTTCTTTTTCACGCTTAGGTTTACCTTCTGATTTAAGATAGAATACCCATTGCTTATGATGTGCTAGTTTCCCTTTTAAGCAAGCTGATACATGTCTAAATTCTAGTCCATGCTCTCTAGCAAACTCAGAGATCACTAGGAACTCATATTTTTCTCCTGTAGGGGATACAGCTACCATAGGTTCTGCTTTCCCTCTATAGTGTCTTAATACGTTCTCAGCATGCGTTACATATTCTAGATTAGTAAAAGCGTTGTTTTGCTTATTACCGTCCTTATGGTCGATGTCTGCATCCTTAAAGTATCCTTCAGGATTAAATGTCTCCATAACTAGTTTATGTATTGCAACCCTCTTGTATGGTTTAACATAATGCAGATCGACATGTAGATAACCTCTGCTGTTGAGAAAAGGAACTAGAATCTGCTGGCTTACCTTACTTCGTACATTCCCTAAATCAGATACCTCATAATAATCTTCAAAGTCTTTTATATCTTTCCAATTTTCCATTTTGCTTGCCCTCCGCTATAAGTAAAGTATAGAGGTTTTACCCTCTATACCTATTATAACATACTTCTAACTTATAGGCTAGTCACAAGCTTAGCCACTGCATGCCTCACAAGCAGCCTCGTAAGCTTCTAAGCTCTCTCCACGGTGGTAGTAAAGTGTTTTTACTCCCTCTTTCCAAGCTGTAATATAGTCTTGAACAACGTCTAAAGCTTCTAGGTTATCTTTGATGTAGTAAAGGTTAGTAGAAGAAGCTTGATCAATCCAACGCTGTCTACGTCCTACAGTCTTCAAGAACATTTCTTTATTAACGATGAAAGCATCTTTGTAGTAGAAGAAGTTATCTACTGCAATATCAGGAGCTACCATATTCGTTTTAAGTCCTGCTTTCTCTAATGTGTACTCTTTACCATAAATCGGGTCCGCACCTGCTGTAGTATTAGCTACATAAGAAATAGTTTCTGTCGGAGCTGTAGCACGTAATACTAGAGAGTACATACCGTGTGTAATTACTTGTTGGTTAAGCTCTTCCCAACGTTGTTTGTCTCGGCTGTAAGGAATAAACTTATCACGGATATAGCTGCCATCTGCCCACTTAGAAGTTGCAAATGCTGGAGCAACATCGTTTCGTTCTTTAGCTAACTCCATACTAGCTTTAACAATGTTATAAGTAATCTCTTCGTTTACTTCGTCTAACCATTCAATTGCTTCCTCTGAATCTGGAGCAATGTGAGAGATAGCTAGAGCATGAGCATTACCCATCTCACCTAATCCTACTTCACGCTTACGGAAAGAACTGATCTTCGTTTGTTCCATTTCATCGTGAGAGTTAAGTTCGATAACGTTTGCTAGCATACGGTATTGAGTTTTAACTACATCTGCAATGTGTTGTTTCCAATCTCCACCTGCCATACGTACCTTAGCAATCTTAGCCATGTTAATAGACGATAGGTTACAAGTTGGCGTGTCACCCGGTTTAAGGAACTCAGCGATAACTTGCTCTCCATTAATCTCCATGATTTTAGACTCAACTTCAGGTAATGACATTGTGATTGTAATTTCTGTACATAAGTTCGAGCAGTAGATCATACCTTCGTTAGGGTTGTCACGGTTAACTGTATCACGGAAGAATAAGAATGGATGTCCTTTTTCAATACGTGTTTTGTTAATTTCCGCTAATACATCCCACGGGTCAACGATTGATACTAATTGTAAGTAACCGTCTTTATATGCCTGAATACAAGCTTCGTAGCGCTCTGTAAATGTTCCGCCTTCTAATGTTTCATCGTAGCTATCTTCTAGAGCCCATCCCATAATGTCTTGTACTTCTTTAGGGTCGAATTGGTACCAATCTTCTTCATTTTGTAACTTACGGAAGAATAAGTCTGGCATTGATACGGCTAAGAAGATTTTATTTAATTGCTTCTCTAATGTTGTATTGTTTAATGGTGATTTAAGGAAGTCTGTTAAATCACGGTGCCAAGCATCTAGAGTAATAGTTACAGCTCCCGGACGTTGACCTTGCTGATCGACTGTACCTGCTGTTACATCAAACAACTTCATAAATGGTACTGAACCAGATGATAGTCCCGGCTTTTGACGAATGCTCGAACCTAACGAACGAACTTTACCGAAGTATAATCCGTAACCTCCAGCATTTTTAGATACTTTAGCAAACTGTTCAGCTTCACGGTAGATATCGTCAATGCTATCTCCTACCATACCTACGAAGCAGCTTGATAAGTTACCATTAGGTCTACCTGCATTCATAAATGTAGGAGTTGCTACTGTAAAGTCTACTGCGATCTCCTTACCACTCATATGTAGGTAACCTGCTTTGACTTTCTTAATACGGTCCACAACTTCATTTTGATGTAAGAACATCGAAATAGCCATATAGCGCTCTTGTAATGTTTCAATCTTTTTAGTTCCCACTACAATCTCTTTTCCTTTTACCATTTCTTTCTGAAGACTGACTGTAGTGTAACGGTTGTATGCAATATGTACGCCTGCATGGTTTACGTAGTAATCACGTTCATTATCTAGTTCCTCTTGTAGTTCTGCAATTTCTTCGTCTGTATATTTCTTGAAGAAGTCTGTATACTGGTTGCTCTCATAACCTAGTTCAAATACTTTCTTCATTCCTTTTTCGAATCCACGGTTATTAATAACCTCTTTGCGGAAGATATCTGCTTTGATACATCCTGCTACGTTTTGCCAGAATGATTCATTAGTAGAAATTAAGCCTTCTACTACAGAGTATAATTCTTGTTGGATTTTAAGGCTAGTTACTTTGTCCTCTAGCTCTACGTATTCAGTAATGTTGTCTACGACTACTTTAACATCTGTGCCTTTTGGTACGTACCGATTAAGGTAAGCCTCCACTTTTTTCGGGTCGTAAAACTCAATTGTGTTTCCTCGGTTAACGATTTGCTTTTCTGTCATTTTATATGTAACTCCTCTCTAGGTTATAAGCTGCTTTTATTTAAGCTGTAAGTATATTATAGCACACAATATAGGGTTTGTACAGTCTAAAAACTTAAAAAATTTCCCTACATATAGTGTTTGTGTAACTACATTGTAGGGAAAAGTTTTTTATTCCGTTTCGTTATATAAGTTGTTAAGGTATTCTTCGATCGTCATGCTCATTTTAATACCTGAATCCGCATCCTCTCGAAGATCATTGTTAATGTTCATCAGCAGCCTTTGTAGAGTCATAGTCTTAATAATGTTCTCTGGCTCTTTTGCTGTGTGTACAACTTTACACATCATAGCCCATGACTGAGATAGGGGAACCTCAGTACCTTCTTCAACCTCTTGTGTCCACCCTTCTACAGGCTTTTCACTCTCTAGGATGTAATCAAAGCTGCCACTTACGTAGTTATTATGGACAGATCGTGCAGTTACTCCTTCAGGTAACTTAGGTAACCAGCAACGTTGTTCAACATCATATTGACCTCGAGCAACAATGGCTAATGTTGTTTGCCAATCTATACTAATTCGTCCTCTAACTATCTTGGTCATTAAATGTCCTCCCGGTATTGGTCCGCATATGGGTCCCAATCTATTGATTTCCCGAAGTCAACTAAGGTAGAAGTCGGGATTTTTGAGAATGTATCAAGTGTAGTAACAATAACATCGAAGATTTGAACTTCATCTCGAATATTTTTAATTGTTACAGTCGTTCGAAGGTACTCATGAGAAATTCCTGCAATACGATAATACATGCTCTCCTCGTATGGAATCATTACGAAGTCCTTAGCTCGGTTACGTGAGAAGATTAGTAAAGGTGTTCGGTTTACTCTTCGTCCATCTTCTACTACTTGCTTCCACCATTCTTTAGGCTGACCGATATCAAGTAGAATATGTTCGATACTCCATTCTTCCCTCTTCTTACATTCAATCACGAAAGGGAAGTCCATACCGATAGGAGGGATAATATCACCTGCTACACGTTGGTCACCTTTCCAATGTAATCCGCCTGAAGCAGGAACTCGAGAGAAGTTCCCACCCCACCAAGCAGACATGTATTTAGCTATTTTTAACTCGTAGCCGCTACCTTTATTTTTACTGTACTTACCTATGATAATCAATCCCTTCTGTATACTAGGAGAAAGCTTGGGTCATCTCGTTTAATCTGTATGTCTAGTACATCCTCAACGTCCTCAGATTCTATAACAAGTGTATCCCCATGATCTTCATATATTTCATAACATTTTCCTTTAATGTTATATACGCCTAAATCATCCTCTACTGTTCGGAGACAAAGAGCATGTGTTGGCTTCATTACTTCTGCTCCGTATCGGGAATTTCTACTTCGTTTTTAGCAATCTCTTCAGTAATTTTATCTACTGCGGACTGCATGTCTCCTTCTTTACCTTTAGCTAGCTCTTCTTTAGCTGCTTCAAATTGTTTCTTAAATTCTTCAAGCTGCTGATTGTATTCTACTTCAGCCTCTTGGAACATTTCAGGTGTAGCGCCTAACTTCATAAGCACTCCTTGGATTACTTGTTGATTGTCAATAACCTTTTCTTGCATTGCTTGATGTGTACGCATCATAGCTTCTACTACCACTGCTACATCTTGAAGGGTTACAGTGTATTTTGCTAAACGTTTAACACGCTTTGCTGTTGCTTCATCTTTAATTTGTTTGTTAAGTACGCACTCTAGGAAATCGTATAAATGTTCTGTTTTAATTGGCTCTTGAGTAAAATGTTTTTTCATGGTTAATTGTTCTCTCCTTCAGGTTCTGGTTTTAGTAAATCGTCTTCATCTTCATTAAATTCTTTCTCGATCTTTCTGTATATGTCTTCAGGTAAGGATTTAATAACTGTTAGGAGCCTTACCTCATCTGTAGCCTGTACAGTGTCTATGTACGTTATTAAATCATCTACCATAGCTACTAGAGTCTCTGCTGCTTCTGTGACAGTCACATGTTGTGACTGCCCTTCCTCTAGGAGAGCCAGCATCCCTTCATCATCTTTATGCTTTCTGAAGTAGATCATGTTATCGATAAATTCATTAAGCTTGTTATCTCCCATAACTGCCTCCTTACTTTTTGTCTGTACCAGATGAACCTCGTCCGTTTTCACCACGAACTGAATCTGGTAGAATATCGGTTCCTTTAAACGTTGCAACCATTTTGTTTAGGAAGAATATTTGTGCAATACGTGTACCTCTCTCAACGTAGATAGTGCCTCGAGGTACTACCTTCTTAAATACTTGACTAGCATTTCCTTCGTCTACAGAGTTATAACCTAATTGTACAGACTCTTCTTCGAAGAACTTACGAGCTTCTTTCTTCACTACGTTTGGAACTTTATTTAATGGAACTTTATTTCCTTTAACATCAAACACGAAGTCTACTAAGCTATTATCAGCAAATGTATTACGGCAGATGATACCGATTTCTCCTCTGTATGTACCTTCGATGATTCCCGGTCCGTTAGATAAGATTAACGGTGTGTTACATGCTGCACCTGATCTTAGGGAAGCAAACATGCCTGCTTTTTCCCAATCGAATGCTACTTTTAGGTTAGTTGGTATAACAACCGAGTTAAATGTTGAGTGAGGAACTAAGCGCCCTTCAGATGCATAGATGTCGTATGCAACGTCACCTTCATATCCTTGTGTTGGTACGATTAAATCCTTGTCCTCTAGGTAAAGTACATCAATTGCTTTCATTATATTTTGTCTCCTCCTTGTCATCGAACTTAATAAATGCTTTTCGTTTAACTTCTGTTAGATAAATTGAGTCTGGTCTGTGATAAGGGTATCCATCACCTTTTATAGATGCTTGACGTAGCTCAGAAGCACCTTTAACTGCTTTGTAATGAGCCTCTGCTTCTTCTTTTGCATCAAACTCTCTTATAACATTTTCGTTCCATGTATCATCTACTACTAACCACATATTGTTTTCCCTCCCTTTCATTTCCTATAATCCTATACTATCATACAGTCTTGATATAGTCAAGCCTTTTCTATAAACTTATTAGACTTAATTTCAATTCACCTTCAGCATCTGCCGGGAATGCCTGATCAATAAGCTCATTAACCTTTTCAGTCCCGAGCTCGTTGGCATCTTGGTCGCTACCACTAGCTACAAAGTATACTGCTCGACTAGAATCTTTTGATTTTATTTTTCGAGCAGACTCTATCATTGACTCCCATGCATCTTTATCTAGGTACAGATAGATAGGAAGGTTATTATCCTTTGTCTTCTGTAATAGTTCATCTACTTGTTGGTCTGTAATCATCTTACCGAAAGTAGCAACTCCGCTTTGTCCTACAGTCATAGCATCGAATACACCTTCTGTAACTACAATTCGATCTGAATTGTTTGCATTGTTTAAATTAAAAAGCGTATTCTTCTTTGAATACTCCCCTTCTCTACTCGGTGCATTGAATGATTTGATATATGGGTTCGGGTCAATGGAACGTGTATTCCAGTACAGCGGCTTGCGCTTATCATTAAATGTAAAGAAGACTAGGTGATTTATTAATGTCATCTTTCGACCGTCTAGCAATTCAACTTCTCCATTAATTACATAAGAAATGTTATGCTCCTGAATCTGCTCCATTGTAATTCCTCGATTATGTAAGTAAGCAAAGAAGGGGAATGCCTCCGGGTTATTAAAGTTTTGGGTTAATGTTTTACAGTTTGTTGGGGTAGGTGGGCATTTATAGTTTACTTTCGAATCCTCTTCAATCGGCTTACCTTTACGAGAAATAAATAATAGTAGCTTTTCTGATTCTGTTAAATGTTTGGAGTAAGTAGAATCGTCATAACCACCGCCGCCATCTATGTTTACATCGTGGTCATAGGTAGCAAGGATGTCCACTGCTTCAGCATATTGAGCATTATAATATTTCTTTGTAAAGGACAAAGCATTTCCTCTTACCCTACACTTTTGACAAATCCACAAGCTTTTTGTATTATGCACGTAGAATTTATATTTGTTCTCTCCACAAAAAGGACAGCAGAAGCGTGTGTGCGCTCCTGCTAACTTTTCTGCTCCTAACTCTTCTCGTAACAAGTCTAGAAACATTTCATTTATCTCCCTTCAGCAATTTTTCTCATAAGCGTTAACATTGTGTACATTTCACCAAACTCCTGAAGAGCTGTTAGCTCAACTTCAGTGGCTCCTAAGTATACCGCTCGGTCCCAATCCTCAGTAGGGATGGACGGGGGAAAGGTTGTCTCAGGGTAGTTGCGGATGTAACGATCTTGGATTACATCTTTCACGACACTAATTAAGCGGTCCAATCGCTTAAAGCCTTCCCCTACTTCCTCTAGAGTGTAATCTTTCTGTTCAATAGTAGGTATCCCTAATCCTAATGCTTTTCCAATGATGTATGCGTTTCTTTCTGCTACTGCTGGATGAAGCAGTGTTCCACGTAATTCTGTAAGCTGTTTAGTTCTCTTAAGGATGTCCACGTTATAAACGTTAGGTCCTGTGTAGTCTCTTTCCTTTACAAGGTACATATAGCCTTTAGCATCTGTGTATCGATATGTAAAGTTCACGTTGAACGGGTACCATAGCTCAATATTAGCTGCTGGTAGATTAATCTCCTTCATTCCTTTGGATGTAGTTTTTACTTTTAGTGTGACAAATGCTCCCTCTTCGATAATTGTTTTCATGTCATTTTTTCTCCTTCTTCTAGAGTGGATATCCCATCTTTATTTTTTGTTACGGTAATTACTTGTTCAAATAGCGGTTTTAAATGCTCTGAATGCGTTACAACAAATATAGTTCCGATCTCTTTTTGTCTCTCTTTTAATAGTGTAACTACGTTTTCTGCGCCTACACTATCTAAAGCGTCAAACACTTCGTCATATACAGCAAAGTTTACTTTACTATCAGCGTTCTTCATTACTAAGTCCTGTAATGCTAGTGCGATTGACAAGTCTGCACGTTTCTTTTCACCTTCTGAGTTGGACTGATAATCTTCTCCACCAACTGCATTCGTTAATTGAACGTCAAACTTTTCTGTCATTTCTCCATCTTTCTTAGGTGTTTGTGTGGAGAACTTAACCTCCATGTCTGGACCTGATAAGATGGCTAAATATTTATTGGCTCTTTCATTTAAGAATGGAGTTACTAAGTCGAGCACATGAGATTTAACTCCTGAATTGGAGAATATCTTCACTGCATTTTCTAGCTGTAACTTCTCTTGTTTTAAAGCCAGTATAGCCTCTTTCTGGGCTTTTACTTTATCTTTAATAGCTTTCCTTTCAGCATCTCTTGGAGCTGGCTCAGGGACCGATTCAAGCTTGTTAATCGTATTCTGAATGGAAGCTAACTTACTTTTATATGTGTCTAGGTTTTTACTATAGCTACGATGATGCTGCTCTTTCATTTCAATTTGAGAAGTAAGGGCTCTATACTCAGCTACGATATTATCTTGCTTTGCTTTCTCTTCTGAGTAACGTGTATAAGCTTCTTCATAAGCTGGTTCATGGTGAGCAAGTTCTCCCGGTATAGTTTGAGTTAGCTCAACTAAGATAGGTTTAAGCTGTTCCCTAATGCTTGTCATCTCTGTATCTCGGTGAGTAGAATCAAGTTCGTTACCACAGATCGGACAGTTTGTATTTGTCTTAAGCTGTTGGAACTTCTTAACCAGCTCCCCTTTTTGATACTCTAGCTGCTGTTTCTTAGCTCTAATATCATTGATTACTTTAGTTAGCGTGTTAACCGCATCTGCATACGGATTAGGTTTTGATGTATTAAGCGTTTCTCTTTGTTCCTTAAGCTTTGATACCTCATCAATTAGCTGTAAAAGAGCTGCTGAATTACTTTGTATGTAGTTGTCCATTTCTTCTCGAGTATTAGACAAGTTAAGCTGCTCTTGCTCTATCATTCGTTTTGTATTATCATAATGTTGTTTATCTTGCTGCTCTAATGTATCTACCTGTGAGAGCTCCCACTCGAGTCGTTCACCTTCACGCTCTTTAGCTAAGATTTCTGCCTCTTTAGCTTTTACTCTATTCTTAGCAATCTCTTGAGCATTTGCGTAGACCTGCAAGTTTACTAGATTTTCTAGGATTTCTTTCTTCTCTTTATCTGTTGCAATTGCAAAGCGTCCAGCACCACTACCCTGTGAAAACATGATACTGTTAACAAAGGTGTTGTAGTCAATCCCCACTAGGTCTTCAATCATCTTGTTTGTATCGGCTACTGATTTAGCTGTAACCTCTTTGTCATTAATGAAGAACTTAACCTTGTTCTTATTTTTGGTGTGCTTACGGTATCGCTCTATTCGATATTTGTCTTCACCTTTACGTCCTTCTAAAATGACCGATGTGTTTTTCCCTGCTTGTCTATTAACTACTTTATCTGCTTTAATACCTTTTGACGTAGTATCGTAGATAGCGTATACAAGCGGCTCCATTAATGAACTCTTACCAGAGCCGTTACTTTTAAATTTACTGCTTGTGAGATTGTCCCCCTCTACAAGTATAATGCCTCTATCTTCGAGGTCTAGTGTAAAATACTGATAGGAGAGAAAGTTAGTTACTGTTAATCTGAGCCATTCTAAACCTTTGTTTTTCATTTAGTTTCTTGACCTCCTTGTTATTATTTGTCTGTAACCATAGTATAACAGACCCTCTATAATATGTCAACACAAAAAAGGTTGTTCATATGAACAACCCTACAGTCTAACTTGCTGCTAGTGCCTCTTGGAGAATGTCTAATGCAATAGAAGTAGAATCAGGGTAGTACTCGTTTGCATATGCCTCTACGATCTGCTTCTCTGAAGAGTCCATATCAATTGCGATACGAGTATCTGTTTTATATTCTTTTTGTACTTCGACACGAATATTATCTGACTCCTCCTTAAACACTTCAATCTCCTGCGCTACATCTTTCGATACAACGAATCGTACGTAGTTATTATCGACTAGCTGCTGTGTATCTTTATTCACTTCTGTTAATGTAATAAACTTCTTATTTAGGATTGGGATAAACTCAGGCTGTCCGCCTTTCTCAAAGTCGATTAGCATAACACCTTTGTCCTGCCCTTCATCTGAGAAGCTAGTTTGAATCGTATTCCCTGTATAGAACGTGTTTAATAGACCGGCTAGGAATTGTCGCTTATGGTAATGCCCTAGTGCTACATAAGTAAATACATCCGGGAATAAGTCCCCTACCTTAAATGCGCCTTCTAGTCTGTGACTATAACGACCCGTTTCACTTCCGTCTACTCCGATATGGGCAGCTAGTACTCCGGGAATGTCTTGGCTCTCACAATGCTGCTTAAATTCTACGATCTTCTGCTTAAGGTACTCTGTATCATCTGAGTATGGAATGCCATAAATGAAATAGTCTCCGTCTTCATCTGGTACGTACACTCCCTCAGGAGTATCAATAACTGTGACATGTTTCAAGTGTCTAAATGTTTTTAACCAATGCTCTGTAACTGTTGCATTTGTACGAGCATCATGGTTACCTCGGACCATGTATACAGGAACGTCTTCATTTTCTGCAAATACATCATATACTGTATTGAATACAATATCGTCAATCTTTGCTCGTTTATGAAACAAATCACCTGTAAAAAGGACTCTAGCTCCATGTTGTCTAGCAATATCAAATACTTGGTACAATGTTGCTATCTGAGCCCGGAAACGATCATTTACATACTCTGGGTCCGGCTTAGCAAAGTCTTCAAATATATGTGCATGAAAGTCACTAAATACTACAAGTTTACTCATTTAGTTTCCTCCGCTTCTACTCTTACACAACCGTAAGCTGTTACGATTTCATATTTCATTTGGTACCCACTACCAAGGCTCTCCATAAGTGCATCACGATCTACTCCTCGAGCATAATACATTTGCCGTGAGTATTCCTCTATTGCAGCAAACTCCTCTTTAGTTACCTTAACTTTTTCTAATCGTTTACCCGTTACGTCATAAATGATTTCGACTAGTTCATTAACAAACTTTTCTGCCTTTTTAACAAGTGCAGATTTTTCAGGTATCCTCATTAGCCTTCTCCTCTCGTTCTCTGAATGGAAGCATTGATTTCATTCACATAATCAGGAGGTGGAGCTCCATTCTTTTCTCTACGCTTACCTTTAAAAGCCATTTCACTAGCGCTATCTGCCGCCTCTACGATTGCCTCATGTTCACGCTTTTCTTCATCTGTTCGGTAATCCCGGACAGTTTGAGCACTACCTACAACCTTTAAACCAATCATTCTATCAAAAGAGCCTTCAGGTGGGTTACGAAGTTTATCCGCAAATAGACGAACGTACCCGGCTTTAAATTCTTCAGGTGTTTGGTTGACTGTAAGTACAAGCTCTGCGGCATTCTTCTTACGGTGAGACCCTTCCATATGTTCGGATGTTCGAATCTGTGCGCTATATGCTGTACGATTCATCTGAGCGGCTGTCCACATAACTACATTATAATCCTGTCCGATTCTACGCATTTCTTCAAATAGCTTACCGCCATCGTCCGCCTCATTTCCTGTTGCGTACGGGTTACGGAGTAATTCCGGGTAATCAATAATAACTACGTCAATTATAATACCTTGTCTGATTTTAACGTCCGAGATAAGTTGCTCAATCTTGGCTGGCGTTACTGTTCGTGGAGAGTATCGAGCAAAGTATAGGTTACCGAATTGATCACGTTTCTGTTTATAGAAGTTTTGGTACTTGTCAAAGTTAGTTTCGTTCAAAGCAGCACCTGTAAGAATTTCACTTTTATTACGGCGTAACATTGCTTGCTCAAACTTTAGAATCATACGATTCTCTAATTCCTCTAGGGCGATAAACAGTACGTTATATTTACCCCATGTATAGTTTGTAGCTAGGTTGGTCAGTACTAATGTTTTACCAGTACCTGAAGCGGCTACGACAATACCAAGCTCTCCTTTAGCTAATCCTCCGCCATTTAAATAGTCAATGGATTTAAAACCAGTTGGAATTGTATTGGCATAGATTGTTGATAACGCCTGCCTTTTATACTCTGTATCATCTAGTACGTTAATAATCTCTTGATGCCTTCCGCTAATGTCTAGCATCATAACTTCTCGGAAGTCTTCGTGGAGCTTATCCATTACCGCAGCATTTTCTAAGTTGACAGCCGCTTTTTTAACCAGCTCAAGATTCATGTATTTCCTTATGTAATTTTCGATCTTCTCATCGATAACTTCATCATTGGAGCTGTCACGTACTTCATAAAGTTCATTGATTGCGCTGAAGTAACGTTGCTGTGTTTCCGGGTCCTTGTTCATGCGGTCTAATTTCTCTTCTGCAAGTGTAAGGAGTGCATCTTCAGTCAATATGTTTCTATTAGACTGATAATACCGCTTAATCATATTCGATAAATCTTTGTAAATATCATTACCGTCAAATACCGTTAGCGGCACTTTTGGTAAGATGTCTTTCGAGAAATAAGTTGACTCGATTGCTTTTCTTAAAATCTGTTGTTGAATTGGGCTTACTGACATTTATTTTTTCCTCCCTTGTAACATTTTCATTGACAAGTATAGCATGTATAACTCAGCTTGTAAAGAGCCTGTATCATATTTAATGATTAGGCTCTACAATTCACTAAGCATATCCTCCCGAGAAGCTTCCGTAGAAACTTCTCCAGAGATGTTGTAATTCTTTGTTGTAGTAATATCTTTGTGATCGATTTCTACCTGCTCTGCGATCTCCTGTTGCTTTTCCATAAAAGAGATCACTTGGTCAATATCCATAATAGAGTAGTCATCTAATGGAATATTTTCTTTACCGTACTCACGGAAAGCTTCGTTCAAATCAGCTAGCGTTAAATGTAAGCCTTTACGTTCCATGATCAGATTCAATACTTGTCTTGTTTCGTCAAGTACTTCAAGTTGATACATGTATTTTGCGCCTTCTTTGACTTGTGTATCTCTATCTGCATTAGGCGATACAAACATTCCTAGTGCTATCTTCTGTAACGCATTTACATCTTGAACTGAATTACCAAGCTTAGCGATTGAGGCTAAAACAACTTGCGTATGTTCAGAGCCTAAAATGAAGTAGCCCGGTAAAGATGTAACTCCACCTGTTAAAATCATTGACTGTAACAATACAAATTTCTTGATTGTATCTCTTGTCTTTAACGATACGCCTTTTTGAATCAGCTTATCTTCTGTGTGACGGTAGAAGTTTAATAGGTGCTCTTCTTTTTCTGTAGCACCAAATCCACTTAGGAAGTCTTCAATAGCGTGTCGGTACTGTAGCAAGCCTACCCCAACATTAGCTGTTTCGTAAGCATCTTCGATCGCTCTTACTACGAAGTCATCTGCAAACTGTTTAGGAATTTGTTGATATGATTTATATGTTACACTTGCCTTCACTTGATAAGCGCAGTACTGTTTGTACACTTCATAAGCTGAGTCGCTAATTAAAGCATTTACAAACGGAAGTTTCTTCTTATCGCTTTTACCTGCTGCTGTAAATACAGAGCGTGAGAATTGTGAAGAAAGGTATACTGCTGGGTCAATTTCATTCTCTTCACAGAAGTTGCGGAACTTCTCGAAGTGCGCCCATTTAGAAGAGCCGTAGAAATCGGCTGGTAGTGTATCGTAGTCATTCGTTACAGGCTTAACTTTCGAACCTTCTCCGAAGTACTCTGCTTCTGCATTATGTCGGTCTGTAAATAAAACTGCGTATCTATTATACAGACGGGATAGTAAATATGTACGATAGTTTCCTACCGGATTATCCGTTTGCTTAAACCATTCCCAGTTAGGTACTCCGCTTAATTCCTTAAGTTGACGATTCATTTCATCATTCTTCGATTGCTGTTCACCTTTAAGCAGCTTCTCCTCCATCATCTGTACTTTCGTACGTCTGTTACGAGTTGGTTTCTTCTGCTCTTTTTTCTTCTTAGGTAATTTCTTTTCAACTACATCGTCAATACTGATAGGTTCATCGGAGTTGATTAATGCTTTGTCCGAAGTGTCAAACCGAATTAAATCAGTATTGAACATAATCACGGTTCCCCCTGAACGACCTCGAACACCTTTCGTTTGGATAATGTTCTTTTCTTCTAGTTCATTCAAGTAACGTGAAATTGTTCTGCTGTCTTTTCCGCCCAAGTCTGCTAGCTCTTTCTTTTTGAAAGCGATAGCGAAGTCTTTTACCTCTTTAGCCTTTTCAACCATTTTGGTTAAGAAGGATAAAACATTAGGCTTTAAATTGACAACAGATGTTTCTAAATACACACCGTATTCCATACATCTGTTCCTCCTCTTGATATAGGTTTGATTACATTATAACACAAACTGTACAATATACAATAATTATTTTTTCCTTGCTTTTCTTCCTGCATGTCTATCGGTACCCATTGCCTTATCTACTTGCTCTTCGATTTCCCGTATATCGTCCATATCTACACCGTGAGTATGAGCTCTCCTACAGATAAAGTCTATCCGTTGGAAAGCTTTAATAGAGTCATCTACCATTTTCTCAAACGATCTTTTATTTTCCATTATTTCCCAAGCACCTTTACGTCAAATTTTTCTTCACGGAATAGTTTTAATCGCTCTTTCGAATGATTCAACAGGTATTTGTTCGTAGCATCCCAGAAGTCAAATACCATTACGCTGTTCCCATCGATTCCGTTTAGTCGAAGCCCACGACCGATACGCTGTAACTGTTGGCGCATTGATTTTCCACCTGCACCTAGTACCATACAGCCAATTGATTTCATGTCTACCCCTTCGTCCACAATTGTTGACGCAATTAAAATCGGTAGCTCACTTTTAGAGAATCGTTCAAGCTGTGTAGATCGGTGGTCTGCATCTGAGCCGCCGTGAATAAATTCTGCTTCAAGCCCTCTAGCACGAATCATTTCTAGGATAGCGTCTCCGTGTGCAATCTCTTTTACACTAACAAGTACTCCACCCGGTCTACGTTTTCGATATGACTCTACTAAGTCTGTAATCAACTTATTACGATACTCGTTTTCTACGATTCCGGCTTTATATGCCTCCATGAAATTGCTAGCCAATTCTAAATTACGTGGCTCCTGAACGGGAACCAGACGAATTGTCGGTTTAGATGAGATACCTTTGTCGATTAGGTATTCGTTGGATACCTTAACTGTAATTTGACTAAACAAAGCCTGTAGTCGCTGCCAGCCCATCTTGTCCTTTTTGTCTACCGTACCTGTTAAACCTACACGGTAAATAGCATTTTCACACATGGATAACGATGTATACCACGTATCCGCCTTGGAATGGTGGACCTCATCGGCAATCATTACTTTGATAGAGTCAAGAAACTCTTTTGTCTCGTTGTACTTTTGGAATTTCTTTTTATTCTTCTTCTCCATGATTTTATTAAACTCGACCACGTACTTGTTTAAATGCATCTGCGCCGACTTGTCCGTAAATTTCTTATCGTAAGCCACATACATTAATTGCTCTTCAGCAGACAGTTCCGCTTTTGTCTTCCAAATTCGATTCTTCAAATAATTCTGAATGAGCTTGCGAGTATTAACTGTATTTCTAAACTTCGGTGTAATCTCTTCAGCAATCAGCTTAATAACCGTTTCGTTTGGTGTAAACTTAATTCCCTTCTTCGGGTCCTTCAATGCAGATACAAGTGTAGGAACCATAACGAATACGATCTTTTTATTTTTAATATCGAATTTACCGTCTCCTACGAATCCAACGTCACGTAATTTTAATCCTACACGCTTGGCAATACGCTCAGCAGATTGTCCAAAAATTTCTCGAGAGTGGGTAAAGAATGCAATACGCTCTCCACGTTTGATATACGGTAAAATCTGTTGGATGACTCCAGAGGCAATTTCTGTTTTCCCTCCGTTTGTTGCTACGTTTACAATTCCTACCTGTTGTTCAAATACGCTTTTAACTGACTCGTACTGATAATCATGCAATGTAATAGGGTCTGCATCTCCATTTCCTAATACAATCTTTTCGTCAATTGCGTCATGGTGGACAGGTGGGTTAGGTCTTGAATCCACGATTTCATATGTAAATGATTTATCTTTTTCCATAAGCAGTCGTAGTCCCTCTAGGAACTGATCAAGTAAGCCTGTATGGAATTTATCTTCTTTCATGTCATAAAAATCTGTAATGCCATCCCAAAAGCCTGACTTGTATGCTCTTGAATAAAAAGCACCTTCTTCTTTAATTCCTAATGCATGGTGAGCCATATCCTGAATCTTTTCTCTGAGTAGTGTATTCCCTTCAAAGTCTAGAGTGGTATACATTGTCCCAATAACAATTTTCATATTTTAACCATTCCTCCTATTCTGTATGTACTTCTCTAGTATACCATAAAGTTACAGACAATGCTAGTAGTATGACATATTTTTAACTACTGATACATCAATGTTTTTGTCACATTTTAGCCCTGAATGCGCCTATTATAATTTTAGTTGGTCTGTATTATATATATATATTTAATTATTATTTATATAATATTATATAAGCTATTAATATTAAGATATTATATATAATTATATTAATAAATATATAGGGAGTAGTCATAAATAAAATAGGACAAAATAGTGCAGTAATTTGTCAGGAATCCTTATGTATCAAGGGTTCAAAATAGGACAAAAAAAAGACACCCTTTCGGATGTCTTTAATACATGACTTTAATCCATGTACGTTCAGCTGTAGGTGTAGCAAATGTTACATCGTATTTATAATTTACTAGGTCAGTTGCTACCGTAATGTCAAGTGGAATCTGTTTCTTGTCAGTGTTCGTTGCACCTAACACAGTAGCATACGTAATCTTAGAAACATATGGACTATAAATACTAACTGCTGATTTGTTAATATCAACATATACAGGATGTTCACTGTGTAAGTTCTTATTTGTCCCGTCTCCTGCTAGGAAGTATGCTCGGCAGTTCTTGAAGATCGCCGTACCTAGTGAAGAGTTTGGATTGATAATTGCTTTCATTCCGTATAGGTCAAACAGACAATTTGTAAATAGTAAGCTAGCTCCGCTTGTTGTAGTAACAAACCAATCATTCAGTGATTGAGAACCACGGTTCGGGTTGTTGATAGTGTTTTCAAAATGGCAATTTGTAAACGAATAAATACCATTACCTACGTTCAGTAATTCAGAACTGTAATCGAATGAGCAACCCTCAAAATAGATGTCAAGAGCAGATAGCTCAGCACGTACACAAAGTTTACTGTTACAGAATGTTGTACGTTTAAATGTGATACGTTCTCCTGCGTTTGTAGCGTTTCGTGCTGCAAGATCAGCATACAGACAATAGGTACTATTAGCTAGGAAAATATCCTCGAACCCGTTCAAGTATGTTGCCGTGTGAGCAATGTCTATAAGAGTTTCAAAATCTTTAATAAGTAAATTCTTAAAGACGTGGTGATCTCCATATACATCTAGTCCAATAGATGACTTACCTACTTTAATTCCATCATTAAACCCATTTCCAACGATTTCGAAATCCTCAAATCGAGCACGGGAACCAGAGCGTTTAATAGCTACCACGTCAGAAGGGGCACCAGAAAAGTCAAGTTTTGATAAATTCTGTCCAAGTACATTCAGGTTATTAGGTAAAACAAGCCCTTGGTTACTCTTGTACGTTCCATAAGGGAATCGAACAGTTGCTTTAGTGTAGTTAGTTGAGATACTATTTAAAAGTGTTTTAATAGCTTCCCCCTCTTCAACACCATTACCTTTTAAGCCTACCATAGGGATAGGAGGGCTCTTTACGTTAATCTCTCCGCTAGGCATATCAGTTGTTGCGGCTTGCTGTGTCAACCCTAAAAGGATTCCTTCTAACTTCGCTAATTTAAGAGTAGGGTCCTCAATATTCCCGTATAAAATATCTCTAAATGGATTTGACATTAATTTTCCTCCGATCTGTGTTTAGACTATAATAGATAAGGCACCCTTTCGGATGCCTCTATGTTAAATACCTACCGTAGCTGCAATTTGTACCCAGTTTGTTCCGTTGTGGATGAACTCGATGACATTTACTTTTCCGGCTGTTGTATCAGGAGTCCAGTTTGTTTTATACTGGCTACCGAAAGATATTGTACGCCCTCCTGTAGCATCTTGAGTTAAAACAAGTCGCATTACTGCTCCCGGATGATAACGTCCATTTACCGTGTTAGCAATCGTAACGTTACCTGTTAAAGTGATGAACACTGTGCCTCCATCGTACACAGCTGGAGTAATAGTAGCAGCATAAGCTATACTTTGGTTACCTAGCAAGTTATTGATAACAATTGTGTTACCTGCACCTTGTCCCGGGTAAATGTCTCCATTTTTATTAGCAATGTCTGTTCCGCTCGGGCTAACTAAGTCAACTTTGTTGTTTGTACAATCACTGTTGATTGATAATGCGTACTTCTGGTATTGGTAGTTAGTACGGTTAAGTGCTGTACCCTCCACTACATTGTATGTCGAACCTCCACCAAATGAGAATCCAGCAGAATTACCAGTGAATCTATTACCATTAGAATCAGCTAAACAGTTAACTACACGGTTTGCAGTACTGCCATATAAATCGAAACCGTGTCTTCCGTTATCCTGCGCTTCACAGTTAGTAAGTAACTGTCGAGTACCGCCGATTAAAAATCCATCTCCAGAGGTACTAGCTTCAAGTCTACCTGAGCCATACGCTTTACAAGATGTAAAACGAGTGTTAGGTGCATTCAGGTTAAACCCATTCATTCCTGCTCCTGCGGACGTACAGTTTGTGAAGAAACAATCTGTAGAAGTTAACTGGAAACCATGACCGTCTGCTTGGAATACAAACACATTAGTTACTCGAGCTTCCCTAGTTCCCCCCATAACGAACCCGTCACCTTTAGTGTTCATAATAAGTACATTATTGATTACGTGAAGAGGGTCATAGAAAGAGAATCCACTTCCACCCGTATTATCCACTTTAATACCTCGACCAGAAGATTGTGAGTTTTTCTGTCCGTCTATAGAAATATCACTTACAATACACATCTCGTCACTAGTTGTATTCAGGACAAGAGCATCTTTATTTGTGTTTCCTCTTTGCCATAGGCGTGAGCCATACCCAGTACCTTTAAACATAACACGGGGCTTAATTTTGGTTTGACGAATAGGGAATCTATAAGCTGGTAGAGAAACTACTCCACCAATAGCTCCAGTTCCGTAGTTGTCAGCTGCATCAGAAATTGCATTGTTGATCGCTTCGTCATCATCATGTTCTAATCGTTTACTGGCTAAGTTAGCTCCTGTGTATGTATCTCTAAGAGTAAACTGAGTACCGTTAATTGCTGTGATCTTAGAAATAAACTCTGAGATGTTAGCTCCTGCTGTTGTTACAGTTACAGTAGCTGCTACGCCTGTAGAGCCTGCACTAAATGTAGCTTTAGTTTTTACCCCTTGGTTAGCGTGAGTAAATGTTAATGTATCTGTTGAACCTGTCGCATTAGTATCTACACTCCACCCAGTACCAGAAAGAGTTTGAGTGACTGTACCTCCATTACCATTGTTAGCTACATTGCGGATTTTATCTGCTACCTGAATAGCTGTATCTCCTGCTGCTACAGTAATTGTTAGTGTAACTCCATCTAACTTGAGAGTAACATCTCCGCTAGTTGTTGCTCCAGCTGTTACTTTTACAGTCTCTACTTCTTTAGCTCCATCGTTTGTACGGATAGCGATACCATGCCCGACTTTGAAATCGTGAGAGCTTGTAGTGATCGTAAGCTTATTGCTATTATTAACAATGGAACCTGCATAGACATTTAATGAACCAGATGCCATGTATTTCTTACTCATAGGGTCTACAGTATTAGCAGCTAAACGTCTCTCTAACTCATTTAACCAATCTTCAACAGAGGCGAAGGTAAAAGAGCTTAACATACTAACAGGGTTACCTACAGTAGATTTATCCGCTTTTTTATCTACATCAGCTGTTTTAGCATAAGCGCCAAAATCAATATTACCTAGTCCTAACCCTTTAAGGTCTTTGACATCTTTTTGTGTCTCTACGATTGCTTGAATTATATCGCTTGTTGGGTCATTTAAGTTAAAATACATATTATCTCTATCAAGAGGTTTATTTGACATTTTGTTGCCTCCAATCTATAATATAAAAATAGGGAGATTGCTCTCCCTTTAATATAGCTGAAGAACGTTACTTTTCTTCAGTCTCTACCTTTTCTTGGATTTGTTCATTTGCTTGTTGTTGGATTTTTCCGATAACTTCAAACACCTGATCGTATGGTTGTTTTGCTAACACATTTAAAATCTGCTGCGCCTCTACTTGACTAAGCTTAAAGTTTAATTCCATTTTATATTTCCCTCCGTTATGCTGTTGCGCCATTTAGTGTAACAATAGTTCCGTCTGGCTTTCTGTATTTAAGTACGTCACCTTCTACATACATTACAATACCGCCAGTAGGGTTAGTATTTGGAATAGTTGTAGCGTTTGTAATACCGATAATACCTACACTACCACCACCAAACTGAGCACTAGACCCTCCTACCATTATACCATTACCTGTATAGTAAGCTGTTTCTTGAGTCACAAATTGCCCTGTGTTTGTTACACGGGTACGAGTAGCACCGTCACTAGGTCTGCGGAACTCTATTAAGTTAGTTCCGTTCGTGCGTCCTTTAATGACTAGACCCGGAACTGTATCGTCTGGCTGCACTAGTTCTAGTACTCCGCTTGGCGTTCCGCCCGTTGCCATACCTAATCCTAATCGACCGTTAGCCTTTAGTACAAGGTCCTCTCGTCCATTGTTACGGATTGTAAGTAGATTCCCTGTAGTAGCTCCTTGCGTGGCTGTAATGAAGATACCTTGAGCTGCTGTACCTGCTGTCTTTAAATCGATAGAGATAGCGGCTGCCGCTGCATCTGTACCATTTGCCATACCTACGTGAGCTATCTTCAGAGTACCTTTATCTAACTCTTTACCTGTAATCTGTACAGCAGAGAAAGTTGGGTTGTCTGATACAGCGTTAATAGCTGAAGCATCCCCAGCTAAAGAGGCTTGGTACGCAGTTAGCGCATGTGTAGTAACAGTCCCTGTAGCCTGCTGCTTTACGAAGATTCCTTGTTTGGTTGTACTAGTAGAAAGGATATTCAGTACAGGTGTACTCTTTGTATTATCTCCTGTTAATGAAATCTCTTTAACTGCTGCCCCTTGCTGATTCTCAGTTTTTTGTACACGTAACTCTAGGGCTGCAAGGTCTTGGGCAAGTTGCGGTGCAAGGTCCTTCATATTCTGGTATATGTCATCTCTAAATAGGGGTACGTTTCCCATTATGTTGCCTCCAATCCTTTAAATAAATAAAAATAGGGAAGATTTCTCTCCCCTATAATATAGCCAAAGTTACTTCTTTTTTGCTTTATCTAGTAAATCCTGTAACTCTTTTTTCAAAGCTTCTACGTCTGCTAGATTTTCTTTAAGAAGTCTCTGAGATTCTACCAGAGACCTTTCTCTTTGTGTAGGAATAAACAACCGTGCTTTAGAGCTCGGGTCACGTTTCTCTAATGGCATTTAGTTCCACTCCTTAAACTTCATTTTTGAATACAGTTGTAAATCTTCGTACCCGTGGTCGAACGAAGCGATTATCTGCTCGAAGTTCCAATTTAACTTTAAGCTGCTTATTTACAGCTGTAGTTGAAACTTGCTTAGTAAACGTATAGCGACTAAACTCTGTAGACTGTACAGACACTGTAGGAGCCGCAGTGAACGAGTTCCATGTCTGTCCTCCATCTAGGGAGTACTTAGGCGTTACCGTTGTACCAGCAGGCAATGAAGCATCGTAAGACATTGTTACCGTATTGAATGGTGCATCGGATGAATCGATATTTAGTGACACGTAGTCTCCGCTCGTTTCTGAAATGAAGTTAACAAACGTTAAATCTTCCAGTGTAAGCATTGGAGAGATATATCGATTAGCTTTGAATGTTGCACGAAGCTTAACTAGTCCGATAACTGTCCCTGCTGTCGTTTGCTCCAAGTAGTTTACTAGCGGCTGCCACGGAACACTATCGATAGATATAGTCCCTACATCCGATTTAGGTACCGTCTTGATTTCCCACTTACATCCTGTGTTTGCAGGTGTTAAGTAAGTAGCCATTAACAGCAACATATCAGAGTTAAGATCGGTCATTGAGTTAAACTCTACTACAGCATCTTCATTAAACAGCGCTGTGTATACATTAAACTTAAGGTCCGATTCTTGGTGAACTGTCCATGTACGAGCATTAGAAGAACTGAATAATACACCGTTAACGTAAGGCTGAGAAACTACCTTTTGTGTTGGAGCATCTACTCGGTTTTGTCCTAGCGTACTAATCCAAGCTGTGTAGTCGTTACTGTCTGTAATCATTACCAGAGCGTAACTTTGACCAGCCTTACACATTAACGGGTCATCTAATGCTACCTTTGTTGCTACAGAAGCATTTGCCGATGTCTTAACTTGTGCAGGAGTTAGTATGCGTTCTGCGTATACCGTTTGGTTCGGGAATCCACCTTCTGATAATCCACGTACTTGAATGATAATGTTATCTGTAGTAGACTTAGAAGCAAAGAATACGTCAAAGCTTGTTACTACACGATCTTGTGGGAATACAAATGACTGAGCTAATGGGTCATACAGGTTGATTGTTACTCGAGTCTTTGTAATAACCTCTTCAGTAGATTTCAATGTCCCTTGAGCCGTATACGTAGCGATAGCCATATTGCTAGCATTCTGTAAAGTTACCTCACGGATACCTGTACGAACACCTGCTGGAATGGTGAATTTACCTGTTGCTTGACCAGCTGCATTAGCCATAATCGTCCCTGTCTCTGCACCTTTTACAGTGGAGCCAGTAGGAGTTACAGGAATACGCATACCGTCAAAAGTCAAGTACAAGTTATTAGACATTGGCTGTAGATTACTAGCAGCAAATGTAATATCACGTTGACGAATAAATTCAATCGCTGTATTTCGGACTGTTGTAGCTACGTCTGTAAGAGTACCAGTACGTCCGTTCTTAAGATCGTATTGATAACCTAATCCCATATCCCAGCTTTGATTTCCGTCTAGCTCGACATTATCTACATACTTACGAAGGTCTTTGTAGTATGAAGTTTGTCTACCGTGTGCCCACCAGCGGTCCATACGAACTGTTTCTGTTGTTTCTCTATTTACGGTAACCTTAGTTTCTTCAATCCAGTTATCGGCTCCCGGAGATAGCTTAAGCACTCCTAGCTTATTGTAAACTGCATACGGGTTAATGTTCATAGCCTCTGTTGCTAATGGCTGTGTAATCTCTTTAACCTCTGTGTATGGGGCTGTGATAAGTCTTCCCCAAGATGCAGCTACTGAAGCGTTACTAGAAAACTCTGGCGCTCTCATCTGATCTGCCGGAGCATTAACCTGTAGCGTGATGCTAGCATCATCAAATGACATTGCTACTGAAGAAAGGTTAAGGTCCATACGAGAGAAGTCAACGAAACCGTCTGCAAATACTCCACGTAGGTTTAATGGGTCATCTGTTACAATAGCTTTGTTCTCTAATGCCTCGATAGCTTGGTTATATTCTACGTTTTCTAAACGGTCTTTAATGTTAGCAAGCTGTGGCATTGTTAGGCGGAATACACCGTTATTTAAAGCTGTAGCTGAATCTGAGTTAGGGTAAACAAATACCTCTCCAATTTTCAATGTCAATGGGTCATGATGATCTGGTGCTTGAACTAAGCTAGAACGGTCTGGTTGCCCTTGGATAACTGTAAATTGTCCAGCACTATTAAGTGTGATAATATCTGCTCGAGCTAAGTAGTAGTCGTAACTTACACGAACTAAACTTTTATCTTTTGGCTTAAGTCCAGATAATCCGTTAAAATCTACTGTTGTAGTCCAGCCAGCCACTCCATCGATCGGAACTGAAGTAACTTTGTAATCTACGTTGTTCTGCATTACACGGTCATACTCAAATGATAATTTGTATGAAGTACCTGTAGCAGGTTCTTTACCATTTAAGCCTGTGTCCCAGTTTACATACATTACTCCGCTGTCTTCAATCAGTGTAAAGTCTGCTCCGTATGTGTAGTAAACTTCTGGAGAAGTAGTCCAAAGGATAGCTGTAGAAGGGTCTACGCTTGTGTATTGGGCTGGTAAGCCATCTCGTCCACCTGCACTACCTTTAGCCATTGTAACTCCACCTGTAGGGCTTAGAGTACGTGCCATTACTTGCTTAACTTCTTTTACGTATGCGCTGCTGATTTGGTTCTTACGAACGTTTGTATCATATGAATATGTTTCTTGAGCAACGTTTTTAAACTCTGTAGATTTGTTTAATGGAATACGAGTAGACGTAGGTTTAGAAATACGGTAACCTAGTACGTAACCAATTCCTCGGTCAATGACTAAATCTACTTTCGTATTGTCTTGGCTTTTCTCTGTCCACATTTTAAATCCTTCTACTTGGTAAGAGCCGGATTCTTCGTATGTACGTTGTGCCAATACATCGTTAATCATTGTAAATTCTGGTCGAGCTGGTTCTACGAATAGCGCCCCATCGTTAAATTCGTAAATAGTAGGAGAGCTATCGTCATTGATTGTAAGTGCTACAGTTTCTACCAAACGGTCTGCACCTTCTGATAAATAGTTAGGTGTGTTCTGAGAAGGGTCTAATAATGTCTCATCATCGTCCGATGTAACGATAGTCTGCATTACTTTAACACCGATCTTTTCATTTCCTACACTTGTAAATGGAATAGATTGCTTTTTAAATTCACGGATTTTACCTGCTAGATATACACGCCCATCTTCAACAGTCAATGTCTTTGCAGTTGAATCAATTGAGAAAGACATACCTGTTTGCATAGCTCCATCTGAGAAGATGCTGTCTCCAAGTTGTCGTAAGTCATTATCTTTAATTGATTGCATCTCATTTAGTTCTGAAGGTTGCAATGCTGTATCTGGTTTAAATAGAATTTTATTATAGTTTTTCTCCGGGTCAAATCGATCATTGTATGGAGGTTCATTTAAGTTCACTTCTGCCAATTCGTTCCACTCCTTCGTTTATGTATATTACTAATATAACAGTACCTAGTTCATAACTTTATTATACCATACAATAAAAAGGAGCCTTGTTAATGGCTCCTACGATCTTGATACATGTACGGTTACACCTGCCGGCTTAAACTCGTTAATAATATCGATAATCCCCTCTGGGAATGGTTGAGAGAATTTAACATCGATAACTGCTACTGTGTAGTATTCCCCTAGAAAATGATCGGGACCGCTTAATTTAGATTGCCCTAAGATAAATACATTCGTATAAGGCTCGTAAATTTCTATGTCTGATTCATAATCCTGTAGGAAAGATCGGATAGCGTCAATGATTGCTGGGATACTCCCTCTACGAAGAACCATATAGTCTTTGATACGTTGTCGATAGTTTGCGTCTGCTTCGTTATCCTGTCTCATTACTCCAAATAGTTTTCCGTACTGATCTAGCCACTCCTCAGAAGAGGAGTCAAGAGACAGTAGAGCCTTTGTTTCGATTGTATCCTGCTCTGTACTCTGTAACTCCCTGTCTAAGGCATCTAGAATGGCTGCATTGGCTTTTGATTTATCTTCCATACTTCTACGCCATCCCGGAAGTAAATGCTTTAAAAATGACATCTAGGCTCCTCCTTCCTATTGTAGTGTCACTGTTACAGTACCTGCTCGAATTACTTCAGAGCCAAGTAGATTTACATTGCCGTTTAAATTTTGAAACTGTACATCGTAGATAAGCTGTCTGTCAATGTATTTGATTACACTCGATAGGTCTGATAATACAAGGCTTTGAGAAGTTTTCATGTTATTCAGATATCTTGAAATCTCTTCAGCAATTCTTTTCTTAAATGTTTCTGTAATAGCTGCTTTATTTGTGAGCGTTACTGTTACGGTTACATCGACTGCTCTACGAGTTACAGGGAAAATTCGTACTGGGATTCCACCCGGACGATACTCAAACATAGCTGTATCGATTTTAGCTTTAACTGCATCTGGTAAATTACCATTACGGTCATGAGCGTATACATTAATACGTCCCGTTTCCTCTTCGATAAATACTCCAGATACTTCATCCACAGTTCTTGCCCCATATTCAATAGCCGGGATAGTTCCTCGACTTAAAGACTTGATAAAGGATGCAAAACGAGAACGTTGCTCCTCTAAAGGCTCTTGGTCCTGTCCTGTCTGGAATGCAGCAGGGTTAGTAACCGATTGTACGTTAGCAATAGGGGACTGCATAATATCTAGTACGTTAGCAGGAATATTTCCTACGCTACCAGCCGTTACACAGTGTACTTCGAACTCTGCCATAATACTTCCTTTAGGGATAAGATAATCTACTTGAGTAACATACACTTGTGGATATGTTGCTAAGCTAGAGCTGAATCGAGAGCCCCTAGATAAAATCATATCATCCTGAGTAGAGCTATGGAATCTCACTTGAACATTTCCGTAAGATTTAACTGCTTTCTTTCTATCGAAGCTGAATGAGCCGTATACGCCCTGTTCTATAGCCTCTGTCATGTTCTCCCTAGTCAATACATAGTATTGCTCTAACTCGATGGAGAAAGCCTCATACATGGCTCTAAGAGCACTACCTACAGAGAAGTCATTTAACTCATTGGTGTTCGTAATTGTGAAGTCTACTAGACGAGAATAAATTTCTGACATACGTTTAAGTCGCATGGTGCCCCTCCTCTCAATTTATGGAATCTTTAAAATTACTTAATAATACGATGGGTCCGTTTTGTCGAGCAGAAACTACAAACTCAAATGCCTGTTCCAGTGTAATAGTAGATACGCTGAAAGAGGCTGTGTATGTATTTCCTGAAAGCGTTCGATTGACGAGGCTGCATGCTGTTACTCGAGTATCTGTTCTAATTGTTCGTTCAATCTCCAGATCAATTAGTGCTGCATTCTCCTCTGTAGCTTTCATACCAATATAGGTATGTACCTCGGAGCCGTATCTAGGGTGCCCCACATAACTCCCTCTAGGAGTAGATAATCGAATAAATAGAGACTGCTTTAAGTTTTCAATTCCTCGTACAGTAGCAATGCCTCCACGATCGTTCCCTTTCATTTCAAACGTTTCAAAATCTCGACCTACAGAGGTAAGCGTTCTTTGTGTAGGGAGGATATCTAAGTCCTTACCTAAAGCTAGCGCATAAAGCTCCTCTTGGTCATATTCTGTCGTACGTTTAAGCTGCTGGATGAGATTAGACTGCTCATCGTGTGCCACTTTTACAAGTAGCACGTCCCCGATTGTTACTAGGTGGTCCGGGTTCTGCATTTTCTCTTCTACAGTGTCTACAATATAAGGGTAGCGGAGATCGTTAAATTGAGCTAAAGTAGTCCATTCATTCATATCTCCTAGCTGCTGTTGAGCAATACCCTGTAGTGTATCTCCATCTCGGACAATGTGTTGTAAGAATTTAGTCAATTATCTCCCACTCCCTTCATTCATCATGACTTCGATTTGATTTTGCATATAGCCAAATGCTATATTCATATCCCTTAAGCTCTCAATCATGTGGTAGTATTTTGTCTCTGTACTTAAATAGTCTGCAATATAATTTAAGTTTGTTCGGTGATTCTTAATATCTCTAGACGATACGTACTGAAGATTCTCTGGTGCATTTTCACTCATGTATAATAGAGAAAATGATTCTAGTACTACTGCTCGTAGTAAAGTATAAATATCTGGAGCGTAGGAAGCTAAATCACTATTCAATGCTTTGTACACGATTGTATTAGAATCAACTGTATCACTCACTACTTCTATTTTATTACGACTGATTAAGTCTTGTACCTTTCGAGCTATAACTGTTAAAGAGTAAACAGGGTCATATAACTGAGATGCAAAAGGCTGTTCAGAATCGATTGTATTCATTGGGATTGTTCCATCACCTAGAACAGGTACCCCAGAAATAAAACGAATTAAATCATTTGAATAACTCATTTGAATACTCCTCCCGGTCTTAGGTAGTAACCGATAGCATAACCTAATCCAGTTTGTCCATATGAATAAGACGATGGAGAGGGTGCTTGTGGGTTAATGGGCTCATTATCGTAAGAAGGAATGTACTGCCCCTGTGTACCTTTATTATAAACGTTACTGCCTGAAGACGGGTCGTATGGGGTAGTCCCTGAATTACCTCCTGCATTCTTACCTGAACTGTCTTGAGCCCCTGAACCTACTCCTACGCCGGAGCCATCACCAGCAACCCCACCTATTCCTCCTGAACCGATAGGAAGTGAAGGGAATCGATTACCGATCTCTGGAGAAGCAATATCATCCTCAGACGGTTCACTAGCTTCACGAAGAATGTTGAATTTAATCTCATATCTATGTGTTAAAGGAGAGTTAACGTCCTGTGAGTATGTAACCCCTTCAGCCGATAAATGGACTACGTAATGTTCCATGTTGGTAAAATCATGGAAGTAGAAATCCTCTGCCGGCTTAGCTCCATTACCGCCCATAGCTGCATAGTCTTTTAGGTATTTTTTCAGCTCTGCAATCTTTTTAACACCTCTATCACTAGCTACCCCTGTAGGGTTAAAACCTGTTGTACCACCGATTGTTACAGTAGGGATATCACTTTGGAAATCCTCAATAACGATACGGCTTTTTGTTTTGACTGCCGTTGTTCGGTGTGGTCTACTATACACCATAGATTCTGGGTTAACTGCAAAACGAAAGAAACGATCACCAATTTGAAATGCAATCTTTCTTAGTACGCCTTGCCCATCTGCCATTCCGCTCATTGTTTATCACACCTTTCTATAATAATATAAGAAAAGGTAGGCTTAACCTACCTTATTCCACCCTCTCTAAGACATATTTATTTAGCAGCTCTTGGGGAGTAATATCGCCTACGTTAAGGGCATCGTGCCTAGGGATATCGGACATTTGGAAAGCATAGTCTATAATCTCTGAACAGATATATTTATTGGCTGCGTTGAAAACGGTAGAGTCTCTTTTAAAAACTAACCGCATAAACAACCCATAAATCTGTTTGTAGTCATAGCTTACACCTACCATAGTTAGAGCGTTTTGTGCAATTGCATGTTGCTGCTCTGTAGTTACATTTCTAAGCCGGTACACTTTATGAATCTCTTCCACGTAGTAAAGGTTAGAAATACGAGATTTGATAAACCTGTCCGCTTCTACAATGTTGTAAGAATCTATTGCTAGAGAAACATGGCTGTATTCCGACTTGGAAACCTTACTAACTAGCCATCCAATAAAACCAGTAGGTCGATAGAATATAACATCTCCGGGTTCAATTTTAACCATATTGTCCCCTCCTCTCCCCACTAATATAGCTTATCTACTTAACTATTACTCGAAGGTTCTGGGCTTTTGATTGCTCCTGTTTGATCTATTAGATGAAGACAATCTTCAAAAGAGCCTAATTGGTTAATTTCCTCTACAGTTTGAAGGTTGTTAATATACCCCTCTAACTGCCATAGCGCTCCTTTATTTGCGCTGTAATGATTTTTAGCAGCCCTACAGATTAAGAAAAATTCATCTCGAGTAAAAATCTCTACCCCACTATTTTTCGTTTTCCAAGGTACTTGATCATCTTCAGGAAAGGCTAAACAAAAAGTAAGTTGCATATCAAATATCCTTTGGTCTTCTTTAGTAAAGAAAAACTCATACTCGTTATAGGTAAACCCTCCTTCGATATGAGTATCGCACCCATATCGGAGGCTGTTAATCTTATTTATTTTTGCACTTTCTAACGCTTCCTCCGGGTTACCCTCTATCCATTTCTTCAGTTCAAAATCCCACTTAGGTAAATGAAATGGCTCTTCGTATAAAGGAACAACGAACGGACTATTAAGTAATCCATTAGGATTTCCCTCTTCATCATATAAAGGAACTTCAATAAAATCCAACACTAACCCATCTGCATCTATATTTATCATATTAACTGACTCCATGTTATTTCACCCATCCTTTTAGGTAGTTGTCCAGTATATGCCATTAAGATTTACCCAATCATTAGAAGCGTTTAGCCCGGCATTATTGAAAATATTTCCTGTTCCGTCTGTGTTTATATCAAGACGTATAATATCTCTTGCATCGTTTACAACGTAAAATACTTGGTTCGATACTGGTCTACAGTCGGCATCTTGTATTGTAAAAGCTAGCTTTGCACCACTACCTGTACCTGTACCGAAACTTCCGAGCCTCATCATACCTCGCATAAACACTATACCTTCCACTGTTTTAAAGTAAGCCCCTCCAAAGTAAGCCTGCCAACTATTTGCCCACGTAGGTTGCTTAGGGGCAGTAGCTAGCTTTACAGATGCTGCAATATCTGTACCATTGAATAGTAGCTTACCGTCCTTTGCCCAAAGACTATCATAGTCTGCTTGAGTAGTAGAGCCCGGTGTTTTTCCAGATTTTAAGAAGTTAATTCCTTCGGCACCACTATCTGCTGAATCCGCCATGTAAATACCATTAGCGTTTACGATGTCTGAGTTTTGCATATCCAGTCCGCCGCCTTGGGTAAAGTACTGACTACCTTTAACCCTAATCTGGTTCGTCTGAAAAAGACCATTGTTGTCTACTTGAGCTAAAACAGCGTCCCCCATACCTTGAATCTGTAAACCTTTAGAGCTCCCTCCAACACGGATACGAGGTTGATCTGCTAAGAAACCTAAGAAAATCTCTTGTGTCTCATCTGTTGGGTTTCCTACATGAATTTCTCCTTGTGTATAAAGCGCCTTCTCTGATCGAGGGAACATCCCTACCCCTACACTGTTCTTATCTGAGTCGATAAAGAAAATAGGTTTACCAGATGCTACCGTTTTCGTTACCGTAGTTGTAGTCAATTTGTCTGTTACTCTAATTTCAAATACATAGTTTTTTGTACTATCCAGTACCTCTAACCCTGTTGTAGCTGTATAAGTTGCCCCTGTAGGTGCTGGAAAAGTTAGATTAGTCCATGTATCAGGAAACGTAGTCCCTGCTACATTTTCACGATAACGATACTGGATGGCAGAAGTCTGTCCACTGATCGCTTGTAATCCGTTTTTCTGTGTACTAACTACAGTAATAGGTGAGAAAGTTCCACTTACAGGAATGTCGATATTAGCTTCAAAACTGTTCCTACGTTTCGGGCTAGCATTTACTGTAGGCGGTGAATATGGGACCACAGTAATAGGTAATGTCACTGTTGTAGATAATCCACGACTATCTACGGCTGCAATAGAAGCTGTAACATTTGCCGAGTTAGTAATTAACCCATAATCTACATTGACTGTAGCACTAGATGAGAAGTTAGCTGATTTATCTACCCCGTTAATTGTAACAACGTATTTTATGATAGAGGCTCCATTTTTAGGTTGCGCTTGAGACCCTGTAGGAATAGATACTCGTAAAGATGACTTATTCTGAATGATGTACGTTTTAGACCCTGTTACAGCTAAAGTAACTGCGTTGATATCTTCATATGTAATTCCCGTCACAGTAAAAGTTGGGGCGTTCGTACTTGGTCTTACATAGAAATAAACATCTTTACTTACAGGAGTTCTTACTTGTACACCGTTATAATACGTAGTTGTAGTTACTGTCCCTTTTAAATTACTAGCCGATGTTCCAATGGCATTGTACAAGGAAGTCTGCTCTGTACCTGAAGGAGTCCATGTTGTACCATAACCAACGCCTGTAAGAGTCTTTGTGTACGACCCTAACTTGATAGCTACAGTGTGAGTAAACTCACTATCATAACGTGTGATACCAACATAAATATCTTGGTCCACATACACTTTATTACCGGCTCCTGCGGTTCCATTCGTAATTTCTCCTATAGAGGCAGCAGGTACAGAGACTGTCCCTGTATAAGTATTGTAGCCTAAATTGTCGGAACCACTATACGTATTCAGGTTAATACGGAAAGTTGCAGAAGTCCGACCACCAATAGCTGTAAATATTCTCGTCTTACTCGTTTCATCAAACTCAGAATTTTTAGATGTTTCTGAAGTTGAGAAGTTTATACTTTTAATATAAGTCCAGCTTCCATCTGCCGCTTGCACGTCAATATAGGCTACGTGAGAGAACGAAGACGAAGACCTTGAGATAGAAATTGTAAAGTCACTACCTGCTGTAAAACTAGCATTAGAAGATAGTGAAGACTTTCTTGGAATCGAGTTTAAAGTAAATGTTTTAGCGTCTAAGTTAATTCGACCATACGATTTATTACTAAGCGTAACCTCTGCATCGAAATACCCATCAATTGAAAAGCTTTTAGTACCGTCATCATTATGTGTAATTGTTTTTGATTTAGTAGCAATGAGCTTTTTCTGTCCTTTATTTAGATCAGCTAAACCAGCTCCACTAAATGTCATTGTAGAACCGTCTATAATAATAGCTCCATCTTTAGTGTCTGTAGAGTTCACGTATCCATAGCTATCTGCTTCCCAATACATCTTTGCAGTTACTGTACTACTATTTCCTACTGTATTCTGAGTCGCTGTCCATTCAATAGACAGCTTATAGTTAGAGGCTACATCTACCGATATAGTTCCTGCTAATGCCATAAGTGTATTCCTCCATTTCAAAAGTTGTCTTTAATCTTAATATAGAAAGAGCACATATTGTTTGTATCTCTATTATAACATACAAACAATACGTGCCATATTTGTTACTCCTTGTTAGATACAAAAGCCCATCCGTTATATCCTCCAGAGTTAATGTTTAGGACTTTAACACTTCCCATTGTGATCTCTTGTTGCGCCCTCAGTTTGGTAGAAACGGTCTCATCTCCATTTAAGTAGAATACCTTCTGGAAGGTCCCGTTACCGTCTTTCCAATACCCAGCGAACTCATCCGGCGTGATTTGAGTATAACCAGTTTCCTTTCGGTTTGCGTCTAGCTGAGAAACACGGATACCTTTGATATCCATACGGATATTAGTATTATAGATTTCCCCTGTAGCTAATGACCATTGGAGTGCCACGTCTCCGATTGTAAGCATTGCCCCTGTCAAGGTTGCGTCTACACTTCCGTACGCAATAAATCGTATATTTACTTGGCTGGTTGTAGGTGTGAATGTGAAATAATTAGCTGCATATCCTACAGTCGTATCAGCGCTATTATCTGCAATCTGTGTAGTAGTGTTTCCATTCTCCTGAACCTGAATAAAAAATCGATAAGTTGAATCTGAGCCGCCTGTTCTTTTATTCAAGTACCACGATAATGTATACGGTTGCCCCGGAATCACATTAACAAATTGGTAAATACCTTTTTGATTTCCGTCTGCGTTAAATTGAAATCCGCTACCGAACCCTAAAGTATCCAACTCGTTGTTGCTGATCGTATCAACAACTTTCCCTGTAGAAGAATAATCGTTCCAGAAATCTCGACCAGCAAAGCCTACACTGTTCTTAAGAAGGTTCATACCTCCTGTTGCAGAGAACTTAGCTGTAATATTCGTAGCTGTTTGCTCTAACTCGGTAGAAGTTACATAAGGAGAAAAATCTAGAGAGTCTAAACCATTCTTAACCTTTTCGTCTACCTCGTCTCCTGTAACAAAATCTTTTATATCGTCTTGACCTAGTTTTTCTTTCATTGCAAAAGTATACTCTACAGAGTTCATTACAGTGTTAACGATAGAGTCATCTTTGATAACTTCCTCTGCATTAGATAAACGTTTTTGCAGTACTGGAACGATATACTTAAGGATATCTGTTACTGTAGCTAAGTTTAAAGCATAACGGATACTACCTTTAACAATCGCCGGTGTTCCTGCTGGGTACGAAACAGAGATCGAGTTGTCACCTTTTATCAGTGGTAAAATACCTTCGTAAGGGACAATCTCTTGAACAGGGTCTACTAATCTATATACAAGTTGGTATTTGTTAATAGCCTGCTCTTTGATCGCTATAGACTCCTCTGTTGGTACCGGGTTGTAAGACATTCCCCCTCCACTCGATACTGCTGTAGAACGGTTTAAATCTTTATCCCCGATAGGGTGCCATACCTTATTACCTGTTCCTGTATATGGACTACCAAACGTCCCGTTACACATCTTCCAGCCGTTAAAGTACGCTTTAATCTCATCTGTTGTCGGAGTGTAAGAATCTCCCCATCCAGTATCTGCATCCGCTAGAGTGATGTATAAAGTACTATCACTGTTTCTACCGATAATTTGGTCGGCAGTAGAGAGCCCTGTAAGAATAGTTGAAAGATAATTCCCATTATGTTTAGCTGCTTTTACTGAAGCATCTACTACCGTAGTAAAATATCCAACTACTTTAACTCCTTTAAAGCCACCGTAGTCGCTATGGAATGCCCAATTAAGAGAGCCATCTAAGTTAACATCTTCCCACTTCTTAACTTTCACAGCTTGACCTTGAGTGTTCCATGAGAAAGTATCGTTATCTGTTCCGTCTCCATAAAATGCGCCGTTAATTGTTAGAGTGGCTGCTGAAGTGAAGCTTGGTGCTGTTACAGGAACGATACGATTTCCAAGTGAACCTATTGATTCTTCAGGAGCAATAGTGTAAGTCCCTACTGAAGTATTTCTCTCTGCTTTAACTTCTCGGTAAGAAACGTCTCCATTTTTAACTAGATCAAGACGTACCCTTGCGCTAACAATGTTAGCTGTAGTGGCTTTCAGTTTATAGGAAACTCGGTACCATGTTCCACTTAGTAATCCTGATAGTCCCATGTCTGATAAGTAAACGTTTTTATACTGTACTCGAGTATTTGTAGCATCGTAGAACTCAATGAAAAACGGGGCAGCTTCATCATACGCAGCTATGTTAGCAATTTTTATATCTACGGATGCTGTAATCTCATCCCCTGTAGCCGCAGTAAAGTAATTTGAGAATAGAGAAAGATATCCGTTAGTTGTTGCCCCGGATTTAACTACTTGTACGATAGGGCTATTTGGTTTATCGTCTTCAGCTGGAAGTACAGTGTATGAGCTAGTTTGTCCTGTCCATCCTGTTTTACCATTAGCAAAAGATGAGTTCATTACTAAGTTTCGTCCTACTATCTCCCACCCATCAGCGTGAGCTCCCTCAAATTCAGGTAAAGCTACACTTGCAATAGGAGATGTAATCGTTACAGGATTTGTTAATGTCTTTGTCTCGTACTGATCTGAGGCACTAACCGCTTCAATAGCATCCTGTACAGAACCTTCCCCTACTGAATCTGCATAGTCTTGTTGTCTGTTTTGGATTTCTACATTCAATAGATTTAATCTTAGCTTATATTCATTCCATGCTGCTTCCCAATCCGCAGGGACGATCGTATTAGTTGCTGTAGACGTAATATCCCATGCTTTAGGGTTTAGCCCTGAAAGGTATGTATTCAATGCTGTATAAGCGTTACCGAAGTTTACATAGGCTGTATTGCTTGTACTCATACCGATATCTCGAGCAGCTTTTCGGATGGAGTAGGCTTCTCCGACCCCACCTGCGTCAATTGCAGCTAGGTTAGGCATAGACTCTGTACTTAATAAGAATTTACCGACAATTGTAGCTAAATCCCCTCGAACTACTGCACGTTCATATCTAGTTAATTTATTATCTGCACCTAAATCATTTACCCCATTGTAAGCGTCCTCTACTTGCTGCGCTGCATCTGGGTCTAGCTGTTCTAGGTTAATAGGTCCTGTAGGCTCAAATTTGCCTGTAGAAGCTCTATACACGTAGAATTTATATGGAGAACTAGATGTATCCATCCAGATCATACCGTCTGTAGGATTAGTTGGCTGTACTGGTGATGAAGTAATATCGTTCATATCAATCAATGTTACACTAGCCGTAGCAACTCGTTTTGGCAAAATAACTCACTCCCTTTATAAATAAAGGAGAGCTAGACACTTAGCTCTCCTTAAAATAGTCTCTATCTATATTATAGCACTTATAGCTCTTTAAGCCTTATCTACATCTACTATCAAGTTTCCTGTGCCTGTAACGTCTGTAGCAGGGACTGTTAGTGTATCTGCTGTGCCCGGATATACCTTTATAAGGCTACCGTTTGGATTATATAATGCCCATGTAAATTTATATCCTGCGTTAGAAATTACTGCACCTG